ATGGAAAACAAAAAATTCGATCAAGCAAAATACATGAGAGAGTGGCAAAAAGAAAATATGAAACAAGTGAAAGCATCGTACAAAACTGAATTTGTAAATGATTTCAAAGAAGCTTGCAGAAAACTTGGAATCAAACAATCAGATGTTTTTAGAAATGCAATGTATAGTACAATTAAGAAAGCAGAGGAAATAAAAATGACAAAAGAAGAAATTAAACAAGAAATTATTTTAGATTTAGAAAAAGCGTATGAAGAAAAAAATGAATGTAGATATTATTTGGAACAACTTCCTATGGAAGGCGACTATGATAATGAAGTTCATGAATATATTAATAATTTAGAAAATGAAGTTAGACATCAAAATAAAGAAGATTTTGATTATTATGTAGATCAATTAGTTGATTACTATTATCAAAATCAAGAAATTTACTTTGATAATAATGCTGAATAAATAAAAGAACCTACCCAAATTAATGAGTAGGTCTTTTTAATGTAAATATTCAATTGTAAATATTGATGTCGAATAATCAATAGAGCATTTTTTGGTTGTAATACAATTAAATTTTTACAACTTTAATTATACTATTTAATTATTCGCTGTAAACTCCCCACTGCTCATTCATTTCTTCAATCTGATATTGATATTTCAAATTTTCTTGTTTTAATTTCTCAATTTGATTGTCTTTTTCTATGATTTGAGAATGATATTGAGTGTTTTTGGCAAGTAAACAAACAATCAATAAAAGTAATACAATGATAATAATCTTTAGTTTTTTCATTCTAAACACCCATTAATTTCAAAATAGTGTTTCTTCCTGCAATTCCATCAACTTTTAATCCTCTATCAGATTGGAATTGTTTAACTGCAGCTTCTAATCCGCTTCCAAACTTACCAGGACATTCAACCCCGTTAGGATCATATCCACGACACATTAGAGCAATTTCAACAGCAGTAACTAAATATTGAGTTTCTTTACGTTTTACATAGTGTTTACCTAAAGCCGATTTACTGTTTTTACCAAAAGCACCATCAACCTTTAATTTAGCTCCATAATCTAAATTAATAGCGTGTTGGAAGCATCTAGCAATATTTGCTTGAGTCTTAGGACCATATGCACCATCAGTTGCAATTGAATGACCTGTAAAGTTGATTGAATGTTGTTGACCTCTTGCAATCAAACTGTCTAAGTTATCATTTTTAGCAGCAGCTGGAACTACAGTGCCTGTGCCTAGTGCTCCAGTTGTAGAGTTAACAATGTTATTCTTGAATGTTTGCCATACGTTATCATTTAGTAAACCATTACAGTTTGGGCATAATTTACCATTGACATCGTAATGACGTACAACGTGATCAATATCAATATTGTATTTTTTCATCAATGCATGTGCTAACGCATAAGTATTAGCAAGTGTTTCATCGCAAATATGAACAGTACCATCTTTATGGTTATCACACATTTCGATAGAGATTGAGTTAGCATTTTTAATTGTGCCATAATATGGATGGTGAGCTGATTGACATTTACCACCAACTGCATAAGCAGCATAATTGTCCGGTACAGATTGAGTAACACTATTGTCATCTACGAAATAATGAGCAGATGCTTTAACAACTTCCCTAGCAAAATATTTTCCGTTAGATTCGTCAGAGTCTCCGTCATTCGAAGTGTAATGAATAACTAACCATTTTATAGAATCTGTATTACGTTCTCCGCCATAATTTTCTTTACGAGCTAAATTTTGTTTCGTAACATATCCCATATGTTAATACCTCCTTTTCATAATAAAAAGAGAGTATTTAACTACCCTCTTTGCTTTGCAAATGTAGAAGCTCTATCTCATTCTTCATTTTAGTAACCATACCATTGCCACCTAAAGCATGATATGCATCATACATTTCATTGAAATTATCATATGCATATGTAGGAATTGAACCCCTTTTCATATACTTTTCATGATATTCAATCAATTTTACTCTTAATAAGAGCATTGTACCTTTTGAGTTAGCTTCTCGCATTTCTCTTTCTTTTTTAATTCTTTCATCTCTTTCAATCGCATCTTGTTTTGCTTTTTTCTTTTGTTCCTGTAAAAGCCATACAATGTACGAAAGAATAACCGGAAGAATAATCGTATAAGTTTTAATTAAAAAATCATACATAATTACTCACTTTCAATTTCTTCCAACTCTGGAAGTCCTGCAACGCTTGTTAGAACAGAAACAACACCAGATAGACAACTTGCACTAACGATCATCGCCCAATTGACTTCATTCATGACAGTAGATGTTCCAATTAATGCTACAGCAGTTTGAGCTACCGTTTTGACCGCTCTAACCCCTGCGGCTTTTACCCATTGATTAAAATCATATTTTTTAACTTTCAATTCAATCACCCTTTCCAGATAGTTTTATTTTTTTGTGTAACGAATAGTTGCTTTAAATTTATAATTTGCCCAACTATAATTGTTCGCAAAACGAATATTGTTTACATTCAAAATGAAATACGTCACATAAAATGTTCCTGTATTACCACCAGAATAATAAACAACAGGAAATCTATAGAAATCTTCTCCATTGGAACATGTAACTTCATAATCAATAAACTCGTTTAAATTACTGATTGAGTGATCTATAGTGCTCACACCAACTCTAAGTCCGGCCCATGTAATAATTTTTTCATAGATTTTCTTGCCATCAATCCAGTACTTTCCAGTCCAATGTTCGTCAGCGGACATTTGTAAATTAAGCAATTCATTTCCATCTTTATCAATAAGTTTTGGCATAGTTATTGTCACCACCAATCTTTATTTATATTTTTAATAACCAAAAAAGAGCAGATATCAATCTACTCTTTGTAATATACTGCATCCTTTAAATCAGTTTCTAATTCACTGACTGTCTTTTCAAGCTGTCCAACTCGCTTTTGCAATGATGTTAATTGTGACTTCAAAACAAACGTATCTTTTAACTTTGTCATAAAAGTTTTCAAAATATCACTTGTTAGAAACTTAGTGCTATTAGCTGAAACAGTTGTTGAAGATGCGTGCTCACTTACATTTGAAAACAAAACTCTCTTAAAGAAATCTTTCATATATAAGACCTCCTAGTTGATTATGCTCCAAATACTTCAGTCCACATTGTATTTAATTCAGTATCAGTCATTACTACTAATTTAGCATTGATAGCTGAAGTTACTTGTGCTGCAGTTTGATATCCTGAATCATTTGTCAATGATGATACTTTTGTTGGGATATCAGTCTTTTTAGCATAAGAGCTTAGATCCATTTCTCTTGAACCTAATTTTTCAAATTTAGAATTGATATAGATGTATTCATCATAGATATTATTACCAGAATCACTATTAGCAACTAAATAGATAATACCTTTTTTACCAGTTGAAGGTAATGATTCGACAACTGAGTAATCGATTTGAGTTACTCCTGATACTGCAGATGCGATTTCTTTTGTTACATCAGCTGATTTAGCATAAGCTGTTAGATCTACATTTACGGCTTTCGATGAATCAGGAGTTAAAGCTGTACCATTTACTTTTACAGTTTCAATTTTGTTTGCTTGAGCACCAGTAGCAACACCGTTTAATTTTGTTTTATCAGCATTTGTATAGTCATTTGTAGATAGACCTTTTCCAGATTCTTGCGCTACAAATTTTCCTTCGCCCCATGCTTTAATTTTTCCTAATGCTGATTTTAAAATTGTATCATTTACAAAACTCATAATATTTTTCTCTCTTTCTATTTATTTTTTTATTCAAATACTTCTTCCCACATATTGTCTAATTCATCATCAGACATTTCAGTGGCTGTTCCCTGCATATCTTTCCATGCAAAGTCATAATCGATATTGCTTGCTTTTTGCAATACTTGGTCTTTATTACCACCTGCAGGAAGAGTTGCAAGTTCTTTTTGTTGTAATTCTTGTTTTAAATTAATTAATTGTTCATACAGCAACTTCATGTTTGGATCCATTGGTTGTTGTTCCTTATCATCCTGATCATATTCGACATCTTCGATTTTCAATCTAAACGGTTCAAATGTCTTAGTAGAATTATCATCACTGTTTCTGCCAATCAATGTACAGGTTAATACCCCTGCTGTTTGAGTAAGATTTTCTCCAATGATAAATAGATTTTGAAGTAATGGTATTTCAGTTACTTCATCGTCCATATCTACTTTCAAGTAGAAGTTCCAGCCATCAATGAATAGATTTTTGTTGGTGAATTTGACAGCTGTATTGTTGCTATCATACTTTCTTCCAGCATAGAAGATATTTCTAGTACATGAATGTGATTGATTTTCATTCAGATAGATTTCAATAATTCTCATATGTTAACCCTTGTAAAAGATTGCATCACTAAATGAATTGACTGTTCTAGCAATCCTGTCGACACCTGAAATATTGATTCCATTCAAATGAACTCTGAACAATTCAATTTGACGTAAAGCACCACCGTTTTCAAGATCATCTTTTGTTAATGACGGAACTGTTTCTTGTTCTCCAGGTGTACCTTGGATGACAACAATATCGTGTGATTCTCCGCTTTCATCAATTTTAAATTGAGCAACGATACAATCGCAACGTTTCATGTTTTGAGTACCATTTTCAATTGGCACATCGCAATACATTCCTGGTTTGATTCTAAGAAAATGTCCTTGGTTTATAAGCAATCCATCAGCAATCCTTACTTTATTGTTGCTGACAATAGAAGCTTCCATTTGATTGCCTTTTGTAAAAATACCATCAACTGAATATAGAGCATCAAACAAATATGCATCGATACTTGCAGATACTTCTTTTCCTGTCAATGTAATTGCCTCAACTGCATCACTTGAACTTGCCATCTAATCACCTACCTTGTAATCAATGTCGCAGTCTGTATAGTCTTTTTCAAACGTACATTTGACTATCTTTTGAACAATAGGTTTTTGCATAGAAATACCTGTTATGTATTCTTTTGCTCCTACGATATCACCAATTTCAGGTGACAAATTATCAAACGTAATTTCTAAAGAGTTATCAGTCTGTGCTTCTTTTAATTTTGTTTTGGTTCCATCTATTAATTCTTGAATGCTTTCAACATTTGAATAGTCATATGTCATTGTATTCAGTTCACTTGGAATCATAGAGTCATCATCAATTTCACTCAATTCTAAATATTGATCATTGATTTTAAAGACATGAACAACCTGCCTTTCTTGCAAATCGCCTTTGCCTAATCCAATGCAATGATTACATTGATTTATATCTTTTTTAGCGATAATCTGCAGATTGTAATCATTGTCGAATTGGAGTTTTTCGGAATAATTGATAATAGGCTCAACTGAAAGTTCAATCTGTCCATCTTTATTCCAAATAAGTTTAAGTTTGGCATTTGCATCATTTAGCATTGTTTCAAATGCTTGTAGTGTGTTGTAATAACGTGCCTGATAATTAATAGTTATTCCACTATCTTCTTGTGAAACAACAAAAAAATCAGCCAGTTTCTTTTTTAAACTTACTGATTTAGATTTATTTTCAATATAATTGAAAAAATCAGTTGATGAATTGATATATTCTCGAATGCATTCGTTTGCTTCACCTATGAATTCATAGTATTCATCAGTTCTTTTTTTAGGCTGAATAATATCATTTGCTAGCAATTTTCTTGGGCATATGCCACCTATTTTTACTTCTTCAGCTTCAGTATCTATTTCGACACTTTTTACTATCCCACCAAATTCGGTACCGACACAATAAAACCTGCTGTCATATGTCAATTTGCGGTCCCAGCTGTCCGTTGAAACAGTTATTTCAAAGTCATTTTTGGCTTTGTTATATGTTCCAATTTCTAAGTCTAAGCTGCAATTTAATAAAGGCCCTTGCTCAATTCCGTTAGGATCCGTGTAGATGAACTCCATCATCATTCATCACTCTCCCATTTTGGCTCGCTTCTTGCATCATAGACAACGATATCAAATGAAAAGGAGTTGTTCCAAACAACGATAGTTGTACCAGGTGGGATGGGAACATACAATCTGTTGTCTTTGTTCCTGTCATTGAAAACATTGATTTCATCACCGTGTGCTGTGATTTTTACAGCTTTCTTTTTCATTGTATCGATTTCAAGTCTTTCATTTGCTTCAAGTGTCGTATTGATTTGATAAAGGTTGTCTCCTATTTTAATGGCTGGGTCTTGTGCTGGACCATATATTCTTAATAAAATATCATTTTCAACGACTCCAATATTTCTGACTGTCATTTGTCCTTCGCCTGCACCATAGATATAAGGGTATTTATAGGAATACTTCTTTGTTCCAGTTTTTCTTCCTTCACCACTGCTATAAAAATGGTAGGTATCTTCCTTGATCCATTTAGTTGAATCAGTTACCAGAGTTAAATCTATCTTTGCGTATGGAAGAATATATGACTTCATGTCTTTTTGGTTTTTAAAAATATTGCACTCTATATAGTAGTCATTATAGAAGAGTTTTCCTTTGACATTGCTTACGTTATCTACATCAAATATCTCAACGAGTCTATTTAGAGCACTGTAGAAGTCTTTTTGATTTTGGCTAAAGATATCTACACTAACTTTTTTCGTTTCGACATCACGATAAAAGCGTGTGACCCTTCTATTTTCAGTTTCATATGACCACTCAAAGTTAAAAAAGTCAGTTTCTTCAATATGATAAGGAGCACTTAACAAATCTATTTGCTCATTGTTTGAATTGACATAATATACTTTCATAAATGCTCCTTTCTAAATAATTCTGGCAAATTCACGCTTGTCAACTTTGAAAGACATTCCACTGTTTTTAATTGCTTTAGCAGTTGAATTTCCCATCTTATCATAATCTATTTTTAATTCATTTGTGACATTGCTTTCAAATGCTGTTTGTCTTGCAATATCAAGATTTGTTTTCAGTTCGATATCATCCAAATTGAAGTTCATGATACCATTCAAGTCACTTGTCATTTTTTCAAGTTCTTTGTTCATGGATTTTTGAGCTTTTGGCATGGCCACTTCAAACCCCACAGCAATACCTGGTGGTAAGAATTTACCAATGGCATCTCTCATTACTCTTGATGGCGAATTAATTCCAAGTGCACCTTTGAAGCCGTCTATAACACCTTTTGCAAAATCTCCAATTTTTCCAAGCAACCAGTCTTTTGCATTTTTGATACCGTTCCAAATGCCCTCAACGATATATTTACCAATATCGGCCATCTTTCCTGGTAATCCTGAAAGAGTATTGACAATTCCATCCCATAGTGATTTGGCTGCTTCAATCCCTTTTGAACCCATCTTGACAACGAATTCAGCAACCTTTCCAATAGCATTTGACAATACGTTCCAAATTTGCCCAGGTAATCCTGTAACAAAACTGATGATGCTTGATACAAAGTTTGAGCCTGCTTCATATCCTTTGGAAATCAAATTCAAAGCAAACTCAGCTACTTTTCCTATGATATCAGTTATATATGTCCAAAATTGACCAGGCAGTTGAGAAATCCAAGAAATAAAACCTGTTACGAAATTTGGAACATCAACCGTTACAAATTCAACAAATTTCATTCCAAGGTCTACAATCAATGCAATGATATAACCTATAGCATATCCTATGTTGTAAGGAAGTTCACTAAAGAAACTGACCACTGAATCAACAAATCCGCTTACAGTTTCTATGAAACCATTAAATGCTTCAGGAATCGTTTCGGTAAAGAAAGATGCAATCGTCTCGCCAATGCCAACAAAGAATTCAACAATTGAATCGCCGACACCTTGGAATGTTTCAACAAGCCCATTGAATGCTTCAGGCAATGTCTTGGTAAAGAATGGTACGAGTATATCAGCTACACTTTGAAATGATTCTTTGATATTTTCCCATTGCTTTGACCAGAATTTTCTGAACCCATCACTTGTATTCCATAGGTAAAGAAACCCAGCGACCAATGCAGTGATACCTGCTAGAACTAAACCAAAACCGCCTCCGTTCATTGCTACACTCAATAATTTTTGTGCTGCCGCAAGACCTTTTGTAGCAATATCAGCTGCAGTAGTAATAGCTTTGTATGTAGCGATTGCAGTAGCAACAGTTACGATTATTCCTGATAGAGGGGCAAAGTTATCTAATACAACGCCTGCTATATCGTAGAACAAATCACCTAAAGGCTGTAACTGATCTTTGACCTTTCTAACTTTTGATTCCAATTCTTGCATTGGAGTCGTTGTTTCATCAGAAAAAGCTTGTCCTTTTCCTTTTACATCATCAAATGTAGTACCAACACTATTCAACGCCTTAGCAAATGTAAGATTGGCATCTTCTCCCATTGTACCGAAAGCAGTAGCTGACATTGTCAATGCTTTTTGTTGATCATCACATTTAGTAATGTCACTTACGATACTGTCGATAACATCCTTTTGAGTGGCTTTTCCATCCTGCCATGCTTTGAATGTCTTTTGTGTTTCGCTTGAAAATGAACCTAGAGCACCCTCAATAGTTCCATCAGCTAAACGAGTAGTTACTTCATTGATGGCATCATTTACCTTATCTAGGTTATATGCACCACTTTCTGAACCGTTCTTTAGCAATTGAAAATATTCACTCGCTGAATATCCTGCCTGAGAGAATTTTCCAGAATATTCTGAAATGTTATCTCCTAGTTCATCAGTCCAGTCCAACCCTTCTTGAGTTCCTGCGACAATATAGTCCATTGCTTCTTGTGCAGTTAAACCAAAGTTTTTCATCAAGCCTTTAACACCTCGAAGGGTTTCATTCATATCTACATCAAATGTATCCTCAAGGATGATTGCTTGTTGTGTAATAGCGTTTAGAGTTCCGTCATCCATTTCACCAAGATTTCGCTTGATTCTTACAACGGCTTCGGCAACTCTATCCATACTTTCACCAAGTCCAGCCTCATAAACATCCTTGATGACCTGTGCAGTCTGTCTCGCTTGGTCATCTGTTTCTCCTAGAGCGCCTTTGACACGTGCAACTGAATCTTCAAAATCTTCATAGACTTCTTTTCCAATTTCAGTTCCTTGTTTAATTGCTTCTCCTATTGCTAGATATCCTGCAATCTTTGCACCGAATGATTTGATTTTATCTTCCATTTCTTGAAGCTTTTTCTCAAAATCATCAGAGTCAGGAGGCTCAATAGGTTTTGGCTTGTTTTTTTTGTTTAAGAAATCATCTATCTTTTTCTTTACATTGTCTATTTTAGATGTTGCTTTATCTTCAACATCAACTTTACCATCAACATCTATAGCTTTTTCAACTGCAGATGCTTCTGATTTTACTGTCTGGGCACTCTTTTCAAAATTGGAAGTGTCCATTTTTGCACTACCTTCAACTTTTGCGTTGTCAGTAGCTTCTTTTGAAAAACTTTCAACCTCGTTTGATGCTTCATCAAGCTTCTTTTCTAGTTTCTTAGTATCAGCATCAACGTTAGGTTTAGCTTCTTTTTGTGATACATCTTTAGCAAATTTATCTACTTTTTTATCAGCTGTATTGAGTTTCTTATCAACGTTTTTATCATTGATTTCTAAATCAATTACAACTTTGCCATCTGCCATCATACCACCTGCCTTTAATTTATTCTTTTGGAATTCCTAACGATTCAAATAATTCTGCTTCGATTTCTTCCTGAGTTCTTTGGAATGGGTCTCCCTGTTCTTGAATAGCATAGTAATCTTGAAGTTCTTTCATTCTTGCACGTTCTTTTTTATCTTTTATTTTTGATAAATCAGCGGTCCTATAACCAACTATTTGAACGAACTTGGTATCATCATTCAAACCATTTAGCAATGCCTTGAATTCCCACCAGTGCATATTGGTTCTCAATAGATTTATGCCATACTGCTGCATGAACGCAGCAAAGATGAGGTCCATATCATAATCAAAAAGAAACCCAACTTTTTTATTAGGTTTCTTCTCAGGCTTATCTGGTTTATTACATTTGTAGAAATCAAGAATTCCTTTCAGTAATTCCAATGAATCAACATTTTCCATGTACAATTCATAGTTTGGAATCACCAAATCAAACAGCATAGGGATTTTATAATTTTCATCAACATACTTGTCAGAAACGATACAAGAGAATTGAATCCACGTTCTAAAATCAGTTCTTATTTCTATTTCTTGATTTTCTATTCTTATTGTTTTTTGAAGATCTCTTTTGTCTAGAATTAACATAATCTTTTAACCCGTATTTGTTTTTTGTGTAATCCATTTGCTTTTGAAGGTTTCCAAATTCCTTTGTAAGTGAGTTTAAACTGTCAAGCTCATTTTTGATTCTGTCTTGCTTTTCTTTTTGGCGTTCAGTCGTAGCGTGTTCATCAAACTTGGCTTGAATTTCTTCCGCAAGAGCTAGGATTACATAGTAAGGCTTTAAATCATCCTTATCAAAAAGATAATCGTATGATCCTTTTCCTAGCAATTCATCAATGACGACTTGACAGTCTTCAATAAAGGTATCGTCAATTGTACGATTGCCTCTGTATTTTTTGATGAACTTGTCAATCAGCAAATGATTATCGATATTGTCAGCATCGATACTGAAAATACGATCTTTAATTTTTACATCGAATAAATTCTCTTGAATCTTGATTTCTAACATAGTAATAATCCCTTTCCTATTTGATTTCTATTTGTTTGCTGGCGTAGATGACGCACCTGATTGAGGTGAAGCAGCTGTAAATTTACCAGTTGTGTAGTCATATTCACCTGCAGTAAATTCTCCGGTTGCTACATTGTATTGGCCATGTTCGGAAGCTCCCTTTTGAGCGAAAGTTCCTTCCAATGCAATTTTTCCTCCACCCTCACCGGAACCAGGGTTAGATGGTTGAATTTCATATTGTCTGTGATGTGCTGCAAAACATCCAGTTGAACTTTCAACAGGTGCCCATGTTTCAATTTCATATTCATCAAACATGGAACCAATGACTTCTTTCTTACCAACCTCGTAAATATGTCTTACAAATTCATTATTAGGAATCAATTCTCCTGAATAAGAAACTGATGGTGTATATGCCATCATATTTGAGTGAGAAGTCTTTTCATTAATGTATTGTCCATCATCGGTTGAAGGATCTACAGCTTGAGTCCAATCAGTTAAACCAGTACCAGCCAATACAGGTTTTGATACACCATCGAATTTGACGTAGTGTAGGTTTTCGTGGCGATTTACTACAGTATTTCTTAATGTTTGTGCCATTATTCAAACGCTCCTTTCTTGTAGTAAGTTAATTGATACAGTGCTGAAAAATTAGCAATGCCATTGTCATAGGTTTCAACACCAGGATTGGCAATCATTTCTAATTTCTGTGGAACTATATCATCAGGAAAAACAATGTTTTCAAATTTATTCATTGTTTCCATTTCAAATCGGTTTGCTAAATCATCCAGAACATCCGTGATTTTCTTGACACTCTTTTCAGCTTTAGCTCCTGATTGAAAATTAATATAAAAAGGCAATACCGCAGTATAGCCTCCTATGATATTTTCATTAATTTTTTCAGCACGATTAGATATTCTTTGAACCATGATTTGGTCATCCTTGCTGGAAGTAAAGAAATCTAATTTCCACATGTTTTTTTGTACATTTTGAATATCCAACTTCTTGCAAAAGTCATAGATACAATCCAATACCCTGTTGTATTCTTCATATGTCAGTTTTTTATTTGATTTATTTTCCATTTCTAAACACATCCTCTACACTTTTGATCCATTTCTTGATATTTGCTTTCTTTGATTTTTCAAACCATTTGGCCGTTGCTTTTGGATGACGTGACTTGTCAAAGTTCATTCCTGTACCTTTATACACATGTTGCGCATAGTCAGTATCATAAATAACTTGTTTCTTTTCTTTGGCGCTATCACCAATATCGGGTGTTTCTCTCAAGTGGGTGTGATTCTCCAGATTGGAAAAAGGAACGTAAGGATCAGTATCTCTTATTACAGAATTTTTAAGAGTCTGATAGGCCTTTTCCTTAGTTCCTTCTAAATCTTTTTTCACTTGAGAAAAGTCAACATCAATAGAAATCTTCAAGAAGCATACGCCTCAATGAATTGGATTTCTTTCGTTCCTGGCGGGCGATAACAGGCATATTTATTGATTGAATAGACATTGGTTGTCTTTTTCAATTCATCGTAGTCCGTTTCTTTTACCACATCCAGGACAAAATAATCTTCATTTCCAATCGTAAAAGTATTCTTTTTTGACTTGTAATCATGCTGATCAACAAATGTAAGCTCACCACAATCACTCAAATCAATCGTTAAAAGAACACTGTCCGCATCAGAAATCCCCTTGTTTGATTGTGTAATGCCATAGTTTTCATCAAGTCCAACGTTTTCAAGAACGAATGGAATAAAAGTATCTTCATCAACTTTATGAATCAAAGTAACAGTAAAAGGTCTTAAAATACGAGGAGAGCTAATCATATCGTTTGGCCACTCTGCACATAAGACCTTTTCTTCTCAATTCACTTTTGATCATATAAGCTGAAACGGATGAGAAAGGAACACCATTGAATTTATTGCCCCTATCACCATAAGAGTAATTGAAACCATCTTTTGATACGCTTTGCAAGTCCAAATCGCTTGTACCGTTTAGAGCATTCAAACCACCATTTGCTTGAAGATAATCAATCTGATAGCATACTGCTCGTTTAAGCTCCAAACAGTAATAATCGATATTTTTTTCTAATGCCCATGGTGCAATGAATTGTTCAGCGTAACCCTTGACTAAATCAATTACAGGTTCAACAAGGTCCTCAAATTCAGGTTGACATATTTTTCCTTTGAATGTATCTACGTAATATTCATACGAAACCTTCATACTATTCTTCTGCTGTATCTTTCTTAGCTTTAGATGCTTTTGCTGGAGTTTTAGCATTTGCTTCTAATTCTTCAACTTTTGTTGTTAAATCAGCGTTTTGTGCTTCTAATTCAACGATTCTTGCATCTTTTTCTTTAATTTGTGCTTTTAAAGATGAATATTCTCTTTTAAAATCCGCTAAAGAAACTGGGTCACCTTTTTTAATGACTTCACCAGATTCTTCATCAATATGATCATAACCACGAGCAACATAGTCATCAACTCTATGTGGCTCGATTGTAAGGATTCTATTTCCTTTTCTTACTTGTGACATAGATCATCCTCCTCTTTATTATTTTTCAACTGCAAATTGAATTGAATTTACTTTTTTCTTTAAAACAAATACATCTTCATGTGATTCTTCATAGTAGACCCATTTTCCTTCAGACATTGCAGATGGTTCATCCAATTTAGCAAATTCATAGTTGATTGGTGTAATGACTGCTAATGGATGCACCATGAACATTTTGATTTGTTTTGCAGAAACTGCAGGTTTATACCCTTGTGTGAAGTCATATACAGTTTTCATTAATTCTGATGGAACTTCAACGATTTTAACCAAGTCTAAGTTAGCGATAGTTCTGTTTAATTTATTTTCAGCATCACCAATGATTACAGTTCTAGCTAATTTTTCAGCTTGTTTTAACATTGCATTGTAAACTGGTGTGATATATAAGATTCTTCCTGTAGATGGAACACGTGCTTCAGCCATGTTGATCATCATTTTATCAAAATATTCTAAGATATTTGCTGCTGTGATTTCATCAGTAATAGGTGTTTGACCTAATTCTTGATATTCAGCATAGATTTTAGAAACACAATATACGTCCATTTCAGGGAATTTTTGTTCTTGGTTGAATGTTTCAGTAATATTACCGATTGAAGCAACCATATTTGTTTGATCAATATCTTTTGGGTGTACCAAAGTAGACCATTTTCTTTCATTTGTTAAAGTTAATGGTGTCCATGCGTTATTGTAGTTTCTAGTTGCATTTGCAATTGTATCTCTTGTAGAGTCTACACGTCCTGTTGTTTCTAATGTTGGGATTTCAATTGTTCTTGCATTGACCCATCTATATTTTTGGTTATTTGGAGTATTGAATAAATCTCCGAAATAAAGCGCATAAGGCCAAGCTTGTTTTAACGCTTGTTGATATGCATGTGCATAGTTTACTGCTGCCATAGTTTAATTTCCTCCTGATCTGTTATTCTTTTGGCATTGCTCTAACACCTGCAAAATGGAAACCGAATGCATTTGCATTGTTTTCTCCTCCAGTTGCTCCTTTAGAAGCAGTACCTTTTGTAAATGTTGGTAATGAAGGTTCATCTTTAGTTTTTTCAACAACGAATGCTCCTGCATCCGATTCTTTTAAACCATTGATATATTCATCCGCTCCAATGAATTTGCCGTCTTTCAATTCAAAGTTTTGTTCCTTAAATTGAGAAATGATTCCACGTTTGGCACTTTCAGAAGTAAAGTTAATTCCTGCAAAGTATGAGTTAGTAGCAAAATCTCTTTCTTGTTGAGTCAATTTGTTGTTCAACTCTGCAGTTTCATCTTTATATTTCTTTTCCCATTCAACAGCGGAATTTTTGATACCTTCAATATCCATGTCCTTGTATGATTTGATTTGCTTATTCGCATCATTCAAGGAGTTTTGAGCTGATTCATATTTTGTATTCAATGTTTCTAGCTCTTTTGTTTTTGATTCGACTTCCTTGCGGTATTTTTCAATGTCATTACCGTTTTCAGTCATGATTTGATTAACTTGTTCATCTGTTAATCCTAAATTCTTTAAAAATTCTCTTTTCATAAGATCCTTTCATTCACTACGCTTTAGTACGCTGGTTGCATCAGCCTGTGCGGTTGCAGTTTTACGAGTTGCCCACCTCAAAATTTTTGTTTTATTCATGTGTTGCTATGTTGTTTTCAGTTTTTGGGTACAAAAAAAGGAAATATCAGTCTCTATTGCCGTATTTCCTTTTATTTCTCTCTAGTGCTTTTGTTTTGCTTTTAGGTGGCGGTACGTAGCAATCGTATTTTTCATAACGAATGCGACCGCAAATCATGCACATGTATTGAATCTTCTTAACTAAACAACTTCTCTTTTTATCAAAATATTGTTCAGTACGATATTCAAATTCTTGGTGGTGATGTGGTTTCAATCCTTGCGCCATAAAATGCCTCCTTTCTTTAAAATTGCGTAAAAGAAAAGCAAGCCATTATGACTTGCTCTATATTGATTTAATTGTTTTTTAATCTAATGCCATTGATATTTGACTGTTGTATTCTTTGATTTTCAAGCTTGTATTGACTTCAGGAGACCATGATTCCAAATAATTTTTAGCATTTTCATAATCAGTCTTTAGGGTATCTCGATATGAGCCTAATTTGAAATACTTTTTATAGTCTCTCCAGATGTTGCTGAAAAGCTTTCTGCTCATTAATTGGTAAGCTCTTGAATCAATACCGCCTAGTGCACTAATTACAGTTGTTTTAGCAATTCTTTCAAGCGTATATTGTTGTGAACTGTCAATCGTTGTTGATTTTTCTAAATCAGATACCTTTTCTTCAAGAACATCAACTCTTTGAGCTGTTTGTTCATGGGCTTTAATTGTCAACATAAGCAATTCTCTTGGGTCAGTTGGTACTTTAGCATATGAACCAGTTTTTCTGATTGTTGGAAGTACTTCACTAGTTACCCAATGTTTGAATTTTTTAGCCGATTCAAGTTTACTTGATAAGATTAATGAGTATAGACCACTTTCGTTGATGATAACAGGTTTTTGTTTTCCTTTAGGGGTGGGTATTTCACCCACCCTTTTATCTTCACTATCAACATGTGTTCGTATTGCACTAGGAGTATCTTTGTACCCTAATGCTTCTGCCACATCTTTTCCAACAAACCAAGGTTCATTATCAATCATCAAACTTCTTACTTGTCCAAATTCTTCACTGTTAAATACTTGTAATTCGTTCATTTTGATAATCTCCTTTTTTAATTGTTTCTTGAATGTTTCTTGTTAAAGTATTACACTTTGAAACATTTGATCTAATATCATCATCTAAGGAATCAATTTGTTCTTGAATGAATACCATGACATTTGCAACATCATATTTAATATCATTTCCATTTTCACATGCATCACATGTAACGATAACCATAGAATTAATTCTTTGTAATTCATTTAGCTTATCATCAATATCCATGAGAGCATCTAATAAACTGTCTAATTGTTCTAACATACTTTTTACCTCTTTCTTTTTAATTGAATTTCTAGGCAAATAATGTTAAAATGCTTTTGCCTAGATGGTTTAATAGAGAGTATTGTTTTAGCGGACAACTCTCTATTTTTTTATACCTAAATCTCTTTTTATCAATGTGGTTATATAGCCTTTTATGGTTTGACCATTTTCGGTTGCGCGAATTTTTATTTGCTTATGTAACTCTTCATCGATTTTAAGTATTAAGTTTTTCATAGCTGTCCCTCCTTTCATTTACATTTATTATCTTACAATTATAAATATAATTAGTCAATAATATTTAATGCTTTTTATTAACTTGTATTTATTTTTATTAAAAACTATTTATAATATAATAAAAAGGTGGTAAATATGAACGAACAAATACTAGCAAAAAGATTAAAAGAACTTAGGGAGTCTATGAACTTAACACAAAGCCAATTTGGAGATTTAATAAACGTAGCTCAAACTACACTTTCTTCATATGAAAACGGATCAAAAACACCCAATATTGATACTTTGTACAATATTGCAATAAAATGCAATATTTCTATAGATTGGCTTTGCGGACTTTCTGATATTCATAAAACAAAAGATTTCTCATCATATTCTGATATTTTCAACTTAATAGTAAATATCTGTAAATCTATTCATATTGACATAGAAGAGTATCATTACTCTCAAGACGAATACGATATGTCTTTAATAGTCAAAAATCCTATATTAAATGAATTTTTAACAAAATGGTCAAAGGTAAAAGCTATTTATGACGATAAAACAATTGATGCAGATACTTACGAAATTGTTGTTAAATCATTAATTGATAAATATACTACTGATACTTTAAAATATGATAATTTTGTAATAGATGATATGCACTTTAGCTTCCTCTCAAATGAGTAGGAGCTTTTTTATTTTTTATATCATTTCATACCTTTTCATCCAAAATAAAAAGCCACTTATTCGTGGCTTATAAACTATACTAATTGTTTTTCTCTTTCAACTTCTATATGCTCTTTTTCATATTCAGGTGAAATGAATTTTTTTGTTGAGACAATATACTGTAATAATCCATCTTTATTGGTTGAAAAATTAACAAAACCATATTTTTCATAATATTTTTTTAGGCATTCTTTATTTTCACATTCAACATAAACTGAAACACTAGGAACAAGAATATCAATTTTTCTAACATAATCTATAATCAAACTCATTAATATTTCACCAGTAATATACTGATCGTTTCCATCCTGATAATTTTTAGCTAATTGACCTATCAGTATGGTATTTACAGGATTGCCAACAGCATATGTAGTTCCAAATGCCGTTTTTCTAAAACTATTGGTCATTTCTTTTGAGATAGAGATAGATTTTGTTGTTATGGAATATATAGCACATATTCCATATGATGTTTGTGAATCCTCCGCCACAACCAAATATGTACGAGCCATTCCCGCTCTTTCAAAAGGTATTGCTTTTTGATGTACAAATTCTTCCACATCATTATTTAAAGGACAAGAAAATTTGGAAAGGAGTTCAAATGCTTTCTTCTTTCCAAATTCATCTATTAAAACTTTTAGTGATATAGTTCTATAATTCAAGATTAAACCTCTATTTGATATTCAAAAGTCTCATAATTTCTTCTCTACTAGTAACATTCTTATGTCCTTCAACTTTTGCAATACGTACCTTTTTTTTGCTATTCATGATATTACGAAACTTAGAGGCGTTATTGTTGTTAAGAACAAATGTATCACTTGTAAAACTCTTTGTTGCCATAATACCAACCTCCTCTTCTCAAAAGTATTATAGCACAACTTTTAATAAATTTGACACAATATATGTTAAATTTTTATTCAAAAAGCTATTTATATACCGTTTTATATTACTTTATATTGTGCTATTCTACAAAAGTCCAATCTTCTGATAACATATCACTTTGACTCGCTAACCATCCTAGCTGTACACCGCTTGTCCCATGGAAAGCAATGGCTTTGTTTCCCATATCTACGTGATCTACATTAATAACTTCATCATTAGGTGTTTTGAATGATACATTTGTAGCAAGTTCAATGTATTGGTCTTTGCCATTCCATCCTTTACGTTTCACTTTCATTCCACGTTTTAAATACTTAATAGCTTCATCAAACCCAAAAGTGGCCTCTCCACCTAATTCTGGGCAGTTTTCTTCATCAGCAAGAACCCATCCATCATCAAGAATATTAGACAACGTATAAATAACTCTTTCAGTTTCTCTAATATCCAATTCTTGGCCATCTTTGGTATGCATGATAACTGTTTTCTTTTCATCATCCCAATACCAATAGCCACCCCATGAAGGTAATTTTATTTTTTCTCCGTTTTGCATAAGTTTAAATGCTCTTTCAAATTTCATTTTTATTTTCCTCCTAGCTTGATGCATCTATTTTCAAATTTCTTATAAGCATCTAAATAAAGTTCTTTCTTATCTCCATTGTAAGTTAATTCATAGTACATTCCATCCGAAAGAGATGTTGATGCTAATGCTTTACTATTTTGTAACGCTTTGCAACTCCAAACAGCATAAACATCAAAATCAACTTTGCCATCCGTTTTATCAAGATGTTCTTCTGTGTACTCTCTGACTACTTTTTTACATAAATCTAAAAATTCATCTGAACCCATTTTTTTATCTCCTTTTTTTACTAAAATATTTAAAATAAAAAACCGACTATTTTTTGTCGGTGTCTTTTGGCTTGTAATGTCTAGACCAATTAGGAATGTATCCTGGTCCTCCATCTAAATATTCATCTTCCTCAAGCTGTTTTAATTCTTCTTCAGTCAATAAATCTTCGAGATTACCTTCAATTTCAATTTCTATTTCCTTATTTTTTTCCTTTTGTGACCTCATTGAACAATCCACCTTTCTTAAAGAAATCATACAGTTCTTTATCTTTATCATATAACAATTGAGGATTGCTTACAAAAGTTTCATAGCCAACGCTGACATATTCTTCTAAATCTCTATAATCAAAAGCACCAATTTTTAAATGTTCACCTTTTTTTAGATTCTTGTATTTTTTTGTAACATTTATATATGTTTTGCCCTGATAATTACGAATAAATTTATCTGAATGTAAATAGATGAAGTATTCATCATCTTTCTTTTTAACTACATATTTAGCGTTAGCAACAACATTTTTCATGATTGTTGCCAATTCTTCATTTTCATATAAATTGTTTTTATCAACCAAAGCATGACCTACTTCATGTGCGAAGGTACCAGGCTTTAAATGTTTTTGAGCTACAAAGATAGTATTCATGCTACTATCATATGCTGTTTCTGTATCTGATTGTTTAATAGGAATTTTCTTATTTATCAAGAATTTTGTAGCTTCTTCATGCATGATTTTAATTTCTTTTTTTATGCCTTCTTTAAAATCATCATTATCGCTTTCGATGGTTACTTTTTTCATCATTTTTTCAACAAATTCATCTGAATTGGTAATCATTTTAATTTTTGGCTTATCTTCCTTTTTAGGCTTAAAATTGAACGGTAGCCATTCGTCATCATTGTATAATTTATTGCCTTTTTTGTTTGATAACTTGCCATTGTTAAATACTTTTTCTCTTGGATAAGCCTTTTTAAGAACGTTATCAATACCATGTTCTTTCTTGAATTGAATGTTGCTTTCTTTAATGAATTGAGAGCGTTTATCTTGCCATTCTCTAATCTTTTTAGCTTCTTTGGTGGAATCTACACCGCATTCATCAAGAATATTCTTTCTTTTCTTCCAAGAACGAATCTGACGCTCATAATATCTTTGCTTTTGTTCCAGCTCGTATTGATCATCATTCCTGTTCTTGTCAAATTCTTCGGTATCAACCAGATTGTTCTTATACTCATAATCAGTAACTTCATAAAATGAATGTCTACAGTTTGCTCCTCCTAGACCATCAACACGGCCATATCCCGTTGCCTTTTTAAAGTTCTGTAGACCTTTTACAGGAGTATGAAGATAAAACAACTTACCTTGCCATTCCTGATGGGATGGTCGAGCACCTCCATGACTTGAAGTCTTTACAATGTTGATGCCCAATTCTTTGCAGTTATCCATTTTAAACTTCAAAGACGTTTGATTGACACCACTTGTAACCGCTCTTTTAACTGCAGCATCCATTGAAGTTGTATGATCAGTATAACCAACTACTTCAATACCTTTTTGAGAAAGCTTTCTTATTGATGATGCGATGGCCTTGTCAGCATTGTTTCCTGCAACAATTTTAGAGTATGCTTCATCACACGCCTTTATAAACTGCTTGTTGGTGCACTTTCTTGAAATGTTGCAAAGGTTTTTGATTTCACCTTGAGTATCCTTGATACCTTTGTTCAAATTCTTGTTTGACCTGTTCAACATGTCTTTTTTAGAAGTTTGAGCATCAGTATCTTTCAATCTCGAAAAAATATTGCTGACTGTCATTGCTATACCACTCTTGATAGCTGTTTTCACTTTGCTTTGAGACGATTTCTTGACCTTTTGAAATTCAGTACCTGAATATTCAAAAAACTCTCTACAGGCTTTATTTTTCCATTTTGGATACTCTTCTTCGATATCTTCTAAAGATGCAAGGTTTCTTAAACGTAAACCCATCCAAATTAAAAGAAGAGTTTCTAATGTGCTGAAGTCATTTGAGACATCATCACCCGACTCTTCTAAAAATTTATCAGTTAACATTTACATCCTCTTCTGTATCGTCATCTTCATCATCATCGTATTCAATGCCTTCATCAGAATTTTCAGCAACTTCTCTTTTTGCTTCTTCTTCACTCATACCTTGCCATTTGACTTTGTACTTCCATTCAGGCATCAAACCAGCATTGACTTCTTGAAGATCAATATTTCTTTGTTTTTCAGTATCAGTCAAAATACTGTCTCCCCAATCGGTCTCAACAACACATTCCATGGAATTAGATTTACCCATTCCAATAGCATAAACATTCATTGCATACGCTACATCTTCAAGTACAACATTCAAATTGTCTTGAATTGCTGAAACAGTATCATATTTTCTTTGTTTTGACGACTTGATTTCTTCTGCAGTTTTATCGACTTGTTGTGGATCACTTAAATCCCCATACGATAAACCACATTCGAACTCAATTCTCTTTAGAATATCATTGAATCCTGCAGCATAATTGGCATCTCTTAATTGTGGTGCGTGTACTTTGATTAAATCATTGATGTTAGTTGTTTGTCCTGAAGGATTATCAATATCATATGTTCTGTACAATCTCTTCTTTCCTTCAGGAAGTTTTGGCTCATGGGTGTGTGAATCAATTTCAAATGCGTCACCAGAAGCCTCAACAGCCATTTCACCAGCGATAAATTCCCAAATATATCTGCTGTATTGTTCCTCTGCATCTTTAATCAGATTGATTGCCTTGACATAACATGGAACCCCAAGAGGAGACATCTTATCAATCGTATTGATGACCGGTGTTTTGAGGTAAGAAAAAAATGGCCTGTCAACATTGCCAATTTCAAAATGTTCTTCCAAGTCTTTCCACTCGGGAACGGTTTCCAATGGAATTTGATTACCAAAATCCGTATAGAAATTGTAATTTCCTTGAGAATAATCTTTTTTCATAAATGCATAGTTTTCAAACGTATTTACTCCATTTTCATATTTTTGATATTCTAATCGAGTATACACGTTTTTGCCTTTAAAAATCTGTTCTACAAAGATACCTGCGGTGATTTTCTTTCTTCCATTAAACGTAACAGGAAAAAACTTATCAGCATGTACAACATCAACAAATATTTGATTGTCACTTACATATGGCTTAAAAACAACACCGCCTTCGCCTAAAGCCCATTGAAGATTTTCATTCATATCTTTGATGAATTCTTGATATTCCTGATTGACAAAATCATTTGATATGACTTTTGATATCAATTCTCTTGTTGAAGTTTTAGAAAGTTCCTCACAGATTCCTTGTGCCAATGCTAATGATTTGACACCTTTTTCTTCACTTAGCCAAGGCTGCTTGTTTTCTAAAATCTTATTCCATAAATCAATTGAATTGACCATGTCATTCGACATTGCAATATCGATATCGAAAAATTTATTTATATCTTTTGTTGCAAACATTCTGTTCTTAATCCTTTCTAGAAATTTCTTTATTGCTGTAAACACTAATCATCCTCACCACCTTCATTCTTCTCGACATCAGGAAGATATCTTTTAATGTATTTCCAAATGCCCATGATGTAATATCTCAATGCATCCATGCAGTGATCATCATCTTTTACTGGTTTTTCAGCACCACTTTCAATGCTTTTTTTATCATAGCTGTAAATAACGATTTCATTCAAAAGCATTTCCTGACGTGTACTGAACAGTACTTTTTGAAATGCTATTGCTTTTTGGACTCTTGAAATCCCTAATTTGACATCATTTTGAGCACCTCTTATTTTGATGAATGGACAAGCCCTTTTGATTTCTTCAGCAAGCCCTCGTGCGCTTGGGTCAATATAGAGGTTTCGAGGATATTGTCCAAATTCTTCCTTGATTTTTTTACACATCTTCTTGAACTTAAAAGCATACTCGCTTGGTGTTAGCTGTTTACCAGATTCACGTCCTGAATGATAGAATTCATCAAGTCCAAAAATGATTTTCTGTGTAGGGTTGAGTCCCCAAAACTCAAATACTGTTGCATTCATTTGGCCATAATCACAAGATGCATCAATTCTTGTAATTCCGTTGATTTCATCATTGGTAAGATTTCTATCCAAAACATGTTTATCTTTATCAAACATGTAATAAATGATTTCATCCAGTCCGATTGATATCCCCAGCCAAATCCAGTTGTACATTCTTTCATCGACTTTTTTCATTTCCATTGCTGATTGAATAAGCTTTTTACCAAGCCACTTTTCTGGAACATCTCTATAATCAACATGGATATGAATGCAGTCACTACGTTTTTCCATCTTTTTGACCCATTTAAAAATGGATGCGTTAGGATTTTTAGGAGGGTTGAAATAATACTCCATACAGAATTCATCATCATTACCACGTACGAATGTCGCTTCTATGTTGGATATTTCATCTTCTCCTTGGCCACGTTCAAAAAACTCGGTCAGCTCATCTAAAATAACAAGTTTGATAGGTTTTTCTTCATCAATGATCCCTTTTGTATCGTCAATAGAATCGTTTCCTGTAAAATAAACCGAATTGCCATTTTTAAGATATGTAATTTTCATTGGATTCTTAGTTATCTTAAACTGTTTTTTCTTCAATCCTAGACGTTTGATTGCTCGTTTGAATTCATTGTAGACAGTCTTAGAAAGCTTATTGTGAAACTTTCTCATGACGATTACTGAACATTCATCTTCACTTACAATCTTGTAAATACCATGAATAGCAGCGTAACTTGATTTGGTACCAGCACGTCCGCTGTCCATAATCTTATGAACATGTGAAATGTCATTGAAACAGGTCAAAAACTTTGGAATGACAATATCTGAAATGCGAACCTGTTTTTTCTTAGTTTTCTTAAATTGGTGCATCATTTATAATTTCAACTCCATCATCTTCTTGATCATTCGTATTCAATTGCTTTTTCAATAGTTCAATCTTGAGTTTTTGCTCTTCGTTGGCCATGTTCAAATGACTTGATAACCATTCGAGAGCTCTAAGAGAATCTGACATTTTAATTGCCTTCCCATCCAATTCATCGGAATCTAAAAAAGCAATATCAATGTATCTTTGAACAATATCGTTAGGATCCAAAAGAATATCAGTATATAACTCTTGCTTTAGTCTTTTAATTTCTTCTTGGATTTCAGGTTTTTTAAACCATCTTGATGCCATGACACAAGCACTGTTATATTTAGCTTTGGGTTTTATTTTTAAATAAGCTTTGACCTTGTTATGATATTTTAAATAATAAATGCAAAAGAGCTGATGTTCTTCATCCAGCTCACTTGTTTCTACTATTTCTTCAGCTATTTTTTTGCATTCTTTTTTGGTGTGCACACTTTTATTTTGGTGTGCACCCTTTTTCTTCTTTTTGGACCATTCATAACGGCGTGACCATGACTTGACAGTGTTGATTGTCGTACCATATTTTTTAGCGATTTCTTTTTGTTTCATGCCATTTTTATAGTCTTCAAATGCTAACTCGTGTTTTTCCAAATCATGTCACCACCTCCATTGTTTTTTAAATAAACATGTTATCTAAATGAAATTGTTTAATATCTTTCCATTTAGCAATCTCTTTTTGATAATTAACTTCGATGTTTTCAAAATCATCGAACATGTCTGCAATCTTATCTTGAATTTGCCTATCAGTATGTATTTCTAAATTCATGAATTTAAATACTTCAGGAACAATATTCAATCCTGTTTGATAAACACTCAAGAAAGGCCCCATATTCATATTTAAAATGAAATAAAGATATCTAGGGTTGATATCTTTATTCTTTAACATCATTACTCCATATTTAGCATCTGCAGGACCTGATTTATTCATATATTGCATTTGGCCACGTGTAGCAGACAATTGAATCAAGATACTGTCCGCTGGATATAATTTGTTTTTCTTAGACCTTTCAATATCTACCAAATCTAATAGATTCATTTTCTTATGTTCTTTTAACTTAATCTCTTTATTAATAAACTCATAAATTCTTTTTAATGCATTCGAAATGTCATGAGTATAACGATTATTTAAGTGCTCAATCAATTTCAATTTGCTTTCCTGATATTCTAGAGGTCCTTGAAGTTCATCAAACATTTTAGCAAGTTCCATATCCACGTCATGTATTTCATCCTCTAATCTTGTGATTTCTTCTATTGTTGCTCTTAAATCAACTTGTTCAACTTCTTCAAAAGTATCAACATACCTTGGAATATTCAAATTAAAATCATTGTTTTTTATCTCATCATAATTTGTAATATGACTAAATTTCAAAAAATCGTCATCGCTATTATATGAGGAAACAATCTTATCAATATGTTCCTTTGATAACTCATTTTGCTTACCTTTATTAATAAAATCTTTTGATGCATCTACAAACACAACGCCTTTTTTATTTCTGTTTTTCTTTAAGACTAAAATACAAACCGGAATAGTTGTATTAAGAAAAAGTTTTTCAGGAAGACCAATAACTGCATCTAAAAGATTGCTTTCTATTAGCTTTCTTCTTATTTGTTCTTCTTTTCCACCTCTAAACAAAACACCGTGAGGTAGAATAAAATACATTGATCCATTTTCTTTCAAATGTGATAATGCGTGCAAAATAAAAGCATAATCCGCTTTAGCTTTTGGAGGAATACCAAAATCAATGAATCTCTTATCATCTTTAAAGCTTTCCACATCATCAAATTTCAAAGAATATGGTGGATTACTGATTACTGTATTGACTTTGAAATCATCATCCATACTATCAATAATTTCAACGTTGCTAAATTTACCATCATTTTGAATTTTATAATATGCTTTGAACGTATTTGTCAGAATATCACCGTGACGGACATAAGCGTTCATTCCTCTTATTGATAAATTAAAAAGGAGCATCATCATTGAGTTATCTGATAGCTCCTCTAAATAAAATGTTCTATTCTTATTTGATTGCCACATAGAAATTGTTAAACCACCAATTCCACAACAACAATCAAAAACGATTTCTTGATTCGAATTATTTGTTTTATTTAATTCGCACAATAATTTACAAATACAATCAGGTGTGTAATCTTGCATCATGCCTTTTCGATTTGCTTGCTCTTCTTGAAAATAGTTAGTGAACCAATCATATGATAAATCATTTTCAATTTCTAAGAATTTATTAAATATCTCTTCTCTTTTACTTTTGTCGAAAAGAACACTTTTCAAAGCTCCATGTAATTGAAACGCCTCTTTAATCCCTAATATAGAATTAATATCATTTGTTGTAATCATATGACTGTCTCCTTTTTGTTTTTGCAAAAGAAAAAAGCTCCCATAAGGAACTTTTTAGCAAGGGGTTTAACCTATATGTCTGAACTGTGATTTTATAAATTAAATGGGATTGTTTCATTTCTTCAAAAACCACAATAGCATAATAGCATGAAAATAAGGGTTCAATCTAGGTCCACTTTGGGTCCAATTAGGGCTCACTTTGGGTTCATTTTGGGTCCAAATTGGGTCCATTTTTAATAAAAAATTATCATTTGTGATAAAAAAAGAAGAGCAATTGTTGTTGCTCTCAACTATTTATGTAATTTTTAATGTTTTTCAGTAATACACATTTTTGCTAAATACTTTGCTTGAGAACTAGTCAATGCTTTTTTTTGGGTATCTTTATGCAGTTCAGAATGATAATCATTTTCTTTTGTAGGTAAATGAAGATATCTAATAGATTTCTTATCACAGTTATCAACTGTAACCGAGACAATTCTTCCTTTTCTCATAGTAGAAATAAAGTTAACTGCTTCGATATTTTCTCGATGCATTTGCCTATCTACAGATAGACCTTGCGAATCTTTAAACGCAGCACTAGAAATAGTTCCATCTTCTTTTATAAAAGGTTCATAAGGCAAAACAGCTCTATATAATTTTTCTTTCAAATAAAAATCAATCTTGTTCATAAAAAGCCTCAACCTCTTGTTTTATCAACTCTAAATCCAAGCTCACAAACTCACCTTCATTTTCCTCTCCATTACTTTTTATAGAGAAAATCTTCATAAGGTTAGTAGGTGTAACTTCAATTTCCAAATATTGATTATCTGTTTCATATTCCAGTTGAATATTTCCTGTAAATGTTGGAAATATTTCTGGTTGATATTTTAACCTACCTAATATGTTTGCTACTTGTTGTATAAAATATTTTGAAAACGAAATAGAATTATCTTCTTTTAATTCTAATTTAGATATCTTTCTTAATTTATCTAAATTTCTTGTTAATGGAACTGAAAAACTCACATTTACCCCATCCTCTTTGTCTTGAACAGGCACAACATTATAAATAGAACTATGCATACCTTTTGTATTAGTATATCCAACATTGTATGATGTAGAATAAATATTTTTATTTATATTAACTGTCTCATTATTTAAAGATAATGGCATTGATTCAAGAGAAGTAACTACAAAAACACTTAAAATTGCTGCTTTAGCAACCATAATAATCTTCCTCCTCTGTTACATTATATTTGTTTTATGAACATTTATTGGAAACTCACCTAGTTTACTACCATTTAAAATTATTCTAGTTTTATATTCACCTTCTTCTTTTATATACGTATTTTTAAATTCTACATTAATTTGAATACCTACGGGATCTGGTGTTTCATTTATTTCTCTAGGCATATCTGGAAGTATTAACTCATTATTTGAAATCACTACATCATTAGGATCTAAAAAATCTATATTAATGCAATTCTTTTCAATCTTATCGATATCATAAACCCCAAATGAAATAGAAAAAGTAAAATTAGATGGTATTGCCATAGGTGTAATCATTTGTAAAGGCCTTGTAATTATAGGATTACCATTCATATCATTTGCCACATTATCACAATACGTAAAAGAAACTATTTTTGCCATAGTCTACACTCCTTTTTTCTTCTTAACATAATCACTCTTCGTAAGAATATATTTTCTCATAAGAAATTATATCACAGATTGTAGAGAAAATGTCACAATATATGTTAAAAATATAAGTAATTTCTATACATACACAAAAAAAGAATGAATAAATCTATTCACTCTTAATACTTTCATAAAATTGGTTATTCAATTTTTCAAGCGATGGGCGGTGTTCCATGTCAAGATATTTAGATAATTCTAAACATGCTTTTGGAAATTCTCTTTTGTAAGTTGATTTGCTGATACAAAACGATTCTTCTAATGTGTCAATCATTTCATTGTACCCTCTTGAACATACATACGTTCTAATGATGTTTCTATGTCCTGCATTGAGCAAATACACCAATGGCATAAATTTATCAAGTTCTTTGTTAAAGAGCTCTAGGCGCTTTGTTAGAAGCTCCCTGCGCAACATATTAGAAGTGATTTGTTCTCCTTTTGGTTTTGAAAAACCTCCAGGAGCTTCATCACTGTATTTAATTGATTGAGGGCTTGGAATGTCCTCAATTTCAAATGTTAAAGAGAATTTTTCAATGTTGATTAGACGTAATTCTCTAAGATATTTTTTAACTTCATCAATGATCTTCTTTTCTTCATCTGTATACTTCATTCCTTGCCTCCAAAATAATTAATTATTAATTTTTATGATCTTGATAAATTGCATAAGCAATTATCCCTGCCAATTCAGCAAGAATAGTTGCTGCAACTCCACACCAAAATGGGTTAATGTACATTATTTATCACCATCTTCTTTTATTTCTACATTGCCTTCTTCAAGGTACTTTCTTTGTATTTCGAGTTTTTTAATTGCTTTCAAATGCAATTCCTTATCAAAATTAGTTGCACACGTTAAACGACCAATAACGTATTTGATTTCTTGATTAGTCAACTGACAATCATTAAGCTTTTTAATTAATATATTCATTTCAATCACCTTTTTTTGAATTTTTGACTACATAAATCAATACCATACACAATACTTACGACCGAGAGAAAATAAAACATGAGTGAATTTCGATATGATTGATTAATGATTGCAGTGATTATATGAGCTATGATAATTACAGTATAAATCGCTAACAGTTTTGTATTTTGTTTTAAAAGCTTTTCTTTTTGTTGACGGTATTCTCGAAGCAAACCGTATAGATTGCTTATTGTTTCATTTGCAAGATCCAATCCACTAATCAATGCTTCATTTTGTTCTTTTAAATTTTTGCAACGTTTTTCTAAATCATTTTCAGCTTCTAATTTAATCTTCTGCATTATTTACCACCTACTCACTTGATTTGATATCAATAACACCATTTTCAATAACTTCTTTTGCCGGAAAGAATTGAATGTCACAGGCATAAGGATTTTCTTTCTTAGCGTTTGTTTGAATACAAGTGTATGTAACATCATTTGACAAATGCGCATAGAACAGCTTGTACTTTCCTTTTCCAGTTTTGATTGTTACGTTTAAATCTCCATCTTCATCACTATCAAGGGAAATCTTTCCCTCAACAGTGAATAATGGATCATTTGTTCTAGTATTAAGAGCAACGACTTTTCTTGTAATTTTAAAGTTGTTTGCATCTTCTCTAATATTCCAATTAACTCTAGATGCTTTTGAACATCCAGTTAAAGCAAATACACTTGCTAATATGATTAATACTTTTTTCATTTATTTTTTCTCCTCTTTCTTTTTGATGTGGTGTCTTTCTTCATACCATTCAATATCTTCTTCAACACGTTTTAATAAATTCTTTTCTCTTACTAGATCCTTTTCACTTGCTCCTGGTCTAGTGATATAGTATTGCAAAGCATGTTTTACTGTTTGCATTCTTCTATACTGATTACCCATTTTTATCTCCTATATTTGGAATAGTAATTGGATAAAATCTTCCTTCTTGAAAAAATGTATTAGATAAATCCTTGGATTTTATGCATTCAAGAAATATCCATTCATTAGATTCTATTTCTTTAATTCTTACAATTTCTTCATAAGGAGCATCATATATCCACATTCCTTCTTTTAAATCTTCAAATTTGAGTGGTTGAGGATGCTTGACCTCATTCATTGCATCCTCATAGCCTTCATCATATTGTCCTCTATCATAAATTAGAGCTTTTAGGAGTTCTTCTTTATCAACATTTATGCCAACTTTTTGTACAGCTTTAAATACTGAATTTTCAAAATCCTCATCCATCTTTTGAAATAATTCTTCCATTACTATTTCTATTGGTGACTTATACATTCTTCGTACCTCCAAATCAATTCATCAATGGTTTCATCATCTTCGGCATCTTGAAAGTAGCCTCTCATCCTCATGCCGACTAATGTACTGATTTCATCAAAGTCATCTCCACCACATCCATCATCAGAAAATTCTTTTAATAAATCTAATTCAAATTTAGTCATCTTCCATCACCTTCTTTTTCCAATATTTTTTATTCTTTATTTTTGCATAGCTGGTACCATATATTTTATCAAAATCTTTTTCACATTTTTCCAGTTCTTCACATGCCTTATCAAGAGCCTTTTCTAATTGTTTACAATAAAATTGTAATGCTTTATTATAAAGTTTCATTTTTTTGACATTTGATTTTTTCATTCTATCCACTGCCTTATTTTCTTGGTTGCAATTTAATCTTATAAATACTGCTTAAGAAATCTATTCCTTTTTGGGTTACATAATAGTAACTTCCTACGATAGCATTAGAAGCTTTAGCAGCATTTCCCCATTTAACTAACTTTTCCCAGCTTTCTTTATACTCTCCACTAGCAACAAAAAAATTTCTATAATACTCATAGACTTTTTGACCTTTTCTAATTCCATTAGGATCAAACCCTAAAGCATGACACATATTGTCAATTTCAAATAAAGCAGCATCCATTATAGCCACCCCAATTCCTTACATTGTTGGTTGATTGCTTTTAAAAGTTCCATATCAACTGCAGGCGGTTCATCATAGCAAAGATCATAATTTTCAGAATACTCATCATGGTATACTGTTGTTATTTTTTGCTCTTTATCAAACAAAACTACAAATGTATATAAGTATTCTTCTTCATATACGATTGGTTTTTTATAAATAAATCGATCTAATCCAAAATAATCAAATTTATCTTTTTTAAATCCCATTGATTCAAACATTTCTCTTGCTGTCATAGTTCTTTTAACCTTTCTTGTTCTCTTTTAGCTTTTTCTACTTTAAAAGCAAACACTTGATCATCATCAATATTAAACATCACTTTTAATTGATATAGCATAATTTCAACGTCAGCTATTTCTTCAATTAAATTAGCATAATGTTTATCATTTGGATAACGAAGAAATTTATTAATTGCTTGAATAAGTTCAGCACATTCTTCCATCGTTTGTCTGCATTGCGGTTCTTTGCCATATTTTTCAAGCGATTGTCTAAATATCCTTTTTGTTTCCGTTACTTTATCTATATATTCATCAACATTAAATTCTTCTATTTTATTCATCATCTATTACCTCGCAATTTTCTACATTTCTTTGTATTGATTAGCTCTTTTTCTTTCTTCTTTTAGTTCTTTTAATATAATGAAAAGTCGACGCTTTTCTTTATCTTTTTGGAGATAAAAATCATGAATATTCTCAATAAAAATATTTGATTTTATATTTTCTTTTGAAAGAGCAATCTTTCCTTTATGCTCCGCAAATAATTTTTGAATTTGGAAAATAGTTGTTGGAATTTCTTCAACAATTTTATCATTCTCTTGATAATAATATGGCTTGTTAATATAATCATCAGGTGCGTTTTTTAAATATTTTAATTCTGGTCCAAACAAAACTGATAAGTAGTTTAAATTATCACAGAATTCTTTTGCTTCTTTTTCGGAAATGAAAATTTTAAAATATTCATTTTTAGAGGCTTCCTCAAAGCCAATATCTTTATATTTCCACACGGCTTTTTCAATGCGCAAACGTAAAGTATAATAATAAAATCCGCCACCTACTTGTCCAACAATATCACCGAAATAATTGTACTCATAATCAGGCATTTCAAATTCAGTTTCTTCAATTTCTTGTGCCTCTCTTCGTTCTTTTTTATTGTTAAAAACCTTTAAATCAAACCCTCGAGACGAAGTTACACCTTTGAAAGCACAACTTCCTTTATAATAACCATAGGCTTCTTCATAAATTACATAAAATTTCATTTCAAAATCTACTCCTTATCTAATTTTTCAAAAACGATTCTTGATAACTTAATACAGTTTCTAATTCTTCTACTGTTTTCATTGTTGTTCCTCCTTAGTACCGTTTTTTCTGCAATCTACAGATTTTTTACACCTTAACCTTTCTTAACGTATTCAACATCAACTCCAAAAATATATTTCTTGATGTTGTCTTTCCCAGCCTCTTTAATAGCTTTTTGTGCTAAAGCATAGGATGTAAAATAAATAGTGCCTTGATAGCAAACTCCTCCACTCGGATAAATTGCAACCTTTTTATCAACAAAATCATAAAGAATAAAATATTCTTCATCTTGAGAACTTTTGCCTTTTTTTCCGTATTTCAACAAAGTGGTTTCAACCTTGCGTCTTTCAACTTCAAATTCGCCTTCTTTTTTTGTTAAGAAACAATTTCCAATAGCTCTTCTAATAATCTCACATTCAAAATTAATCAATGTACTTTTACAAATTTGCCCATAATCTGAAATATACCAATATTTATCACTTCCTTTTAAATCCCATACTGTTTTAGGTTTAGGCAGAGTGAGAAACTCTTTTAGTTTCTCCTCGTCCACTTCGTAGCCTTTGTATTTTTCAGCGATTTCTTCTACTTTAATCATCTTTGTTCATCCTTTCTTAACGATATCTTTCATGTCATTTTTGTAATAACAATCTTCACATACTGCATAGCCAAATCCACCGCTATTCAAGATGATTCTTGATGTATAAGAAGCTCCATACATGATTTTCTTTCCGCATTCACAACAAGCAACTTTCTTGTTCATATCATCTTCGTAATATGTAGACCCTTCAGGCAATGCGTAATCTTCATATTGGCCAGTTTCCAAATCATACTTTCTAGCAAAGGCATGATTCATTGCAGTTTTTAATAAATCAAAATACTTTATAGCATCTTCATGCGTCATATCCTTGTAGTTTGCATCAATGACAACAACACCATGTTCTTTACAAAACTTTGACCATTCTTTACCTGTCATGAGTTATCACGTCCTGCAACTGGTTTATTACGCATGAAGTCTTCAAAATCCATATTGCAATCGGAACAGATTTCTGCTTTCTTTCTTACAAGTCCCATGCCACCATCACTTTTCAATCCACCTGCTTGATATGAGATTTTATAATTATTGACCTCTTTGGTTTTGAAAATTCTTTTACATCTGTCACATTGAACGATTCCTCTATCTATTTTCATTGGTTTGCTTCCTCTCTTCTTTTCTTGATGATCATAGAAAGTCTTTCATTTCTTTCTTTGATTCTTAAATTTTGCATTCTCAAACGATAATTTTCATTTTCCAGATACGAAATTTTTTTCTTGAGGGGCAAATAACTGTCTTCACCCCATTCAAGAAGTAATTTTCTTAATTCATTACACTTTGACATCTCTTAATTTCCTGTTCAATTTTCTTAAAAGTTTGTACGGAAATGGATTTTCTTCTAAATATTCAAAATAGCTGACTGTTGTTGAAAATCCTTTTATACCATCAAAATTGCCATGTGAGTAAGGTGTAGCGATAATTTTATTCAAAGCACCTTCAATGTCATCATCAATAATCCTCTTATCTGCACTACCCATACACATTTCATTTCTTGTTAACATGTTGGGCATTGCATATTCATAAAGTTCGGTATCTCCACCCTTGTAACTCTTGTAGCAATAACATTGAATGCTTTTAACAATTTTATTGTCGTAATGAACAACATAGATAGCATTAGGAAAATTGATTTTGTATGAATGATTATTATAAGTAACATATTGCATATGTTCAGGTTGTTTAATGACTACATAATCAATACCAGAACCTATCGTGTTTTCAGAAAACAATTTTATGTTTGCTTTCTCATGCTGATCTTTGATAAAAAAATCATTAAAAAGTTTTACCAGTTCTTCTTTTGAAAGCATTTTGAATGTAATCTTCTCGTTTTGTTTGATACATAATTCAGCATCATCTTTTTTGTTGTTTAAACGAATGATTGCTTCTCTCATTACACGATCACCTCGCTTTTTGTCTTTAATGTGTTTGAAAGAGCTGAAATCAAAGCATTTGAAGTAAATTTATAATCACAATCATCTACTTTTCTTTCGACTATTATTTGCAACAATTCCGTATTGTGTCTTTCTTTTTTTGAAACATTGGCCATGATTTCTAGAGCTTCATTTGCCACTCCAAAATTCAAATCAGGATATTCCCATCCTTCAATTTCAATGTTTCTTACGTTTCCTTTAACAAATTGACCATTTATAAATCGATATCCAAAACCATATAGCATTGCTCTTATTTGATAGCTCTTTTTATAAAGCTTTCTGAATTTCCTAGCTTTTCCCTTATTTTTGAATTTGATATACAGGAACTGTATTTCAGTGGTACCTAGATTATAATAATCAACCTTAGGTTCGGATAATGTTTCATCCGAGTACTCACACCACTCTTTGGCTTCTGCATATATTTCTCTAAAGACACCTTTTAATTGTGGAATAATAAAACTTACATTTACAAACACTTCATTCTGTTCATCATATAATCCTTCAATCAATGTTTCAAAACCATCAACTGCAAATTCGTTTCTGTCAAAAAAAGGACTTAATATAACTTCTTCAAATTCATAATCGATAACATCTGGAAAAACATGCTCGTCTAATAAGTCAATTTCTTGAAAATTTTGTATCAGATCATTAGACTCATCTTCTTCAAATGCAATCGTTAAATCATCTATAGCTTTTGGTGATGTATAGCTTAAAGCGTTGATGAAAAACTTTTCATAGGTGTTAGGTTCTAATTTATCTGGAACATGAACAGTCGTAAAAAACTGTCTCAAATCTGTTGACAAGTTGAACACCTTCTTTCAACTGATACATGATTAAAGCGTTGCAATGTTCCAATATCGATACGGCCATTTTTGCATTGGTTACTAAAAATTGAACATTTCCTTTGGCGGCCTGTTCTTGACAAGAAACGTCAAGTGAGTGCTTATCTAAATCGAATTTGTAACATTGACTTCTCAAATTACATTGTTGAATACCATTCTTTTTTGTTGTGATATAGATATTTCCTTCGTATTCACTGTTCGCTGAGTCAATGTAAATAACATCATCTAGCTTCTTAAATACTTTTTCTAAAATCATTCTTGTAGCATCATTATCGACACATCCTATGATTACAGGAACATATCCCTTATCATCTTGGATAAGAGCAAATAAACTTTCATAAGTGCAATATTTATCATCGAATTCACACTCTATTGGATAAAGAGAATTGATTTTTCTCGATAATGCCAAAGCCTTATTATCACCAACGTCTTGAGATTGGTATCCTTGACGTTCGATATTTTTAGATTCAACTATATCACCATCTACTAGTATCATTTTATGTGACGTTCCTAAAAGAAGTTTTGGAAGGTCTCTTGCTAGAAGAGAACCAGTCCCACCAACTCCTATGACGTAAAATTTATATCTTGTGTAATTATTGGCCATGTCAACCACCTAGCCTTTTCTATGTTGTTTTCCAGTTACAACAAGAACGTTGTCATCCTCGATATAACTGTATTCCATTGTTCCTGCAAACTCATAATGTCTGTGTTGCAACATAATGCTTGTGATTTCCTTTTCTGTATAATCTTGGCCATCCACAAATCCATAAGAAGAAACATCAATCAATCTTCCTTCAGAGTAGACTCCAAATGGATACTTGTAAGTTTTTTCAGTACTTGCTTTTTTCTTAGGTACTTTTTTACCTGCAGGTTTTTCTTCTTTTTTAGATTCTTCTGCAATTTCAGTTGCTTGTTCTACTGCTTGTTTTACCTCCTCAGTCGCTTGTTTTTCAGCTTTTGCAACTGGAGCAGGTTGTTGATCAGCTTCTTTTGGTGCCTCTTCAACCTTTTTCACTTCTTTGACAACTGTATCTTTTACATCTTCTTTAGCTGATTCCTCAGCTTTTTTCTTTGCTTCTTGTTCTTCTCTAACTAAATCAAACAATCCCATAATTCTATCCTCCTATTTTGGCCTTCTTTCGCCAACTTCTTCTAGACATATTTTTAAACATTCATTTTCAGCAAATTCACGAATGATAACCAGTTCACACACTTGAATATCGTCGTAATATGCCACATTATTGAGTGCATCCAAAACTACTTTTATGATGTTATCGATATCCGGTTTAACGGTACATAGAAACGTTTTATCTAATAGCCAACCTCTTAATTTTTTAGTGGTCGACTTAGGAATTTCTCTGTATGCAAATATCTTCACCCTCAATGCCTTATCGCTTTGATAACTTGTAGTTTTTCGATAGCACATTGCTATTTTTTGTTCGTAATCCCTTGTTTTTTTAGGTGTGTACGCTCTTACGAATTTTCCTTGCGTAGTAAATCTCGGTCTGCCTTTTCCAACGATTGCTCCTGGAACGGTAAACCAAAACTTCTTGTAGTTCGCTTGTATTCCAAGATTAAGCTCGTATTGGGTCGAAATCATCTTCTAGCTCCTCTGGAACAACAGTGTCTTCAAGAAGTGCATCCAATTGTTCCTCTTCTTGATAATCATCTTCTACCACTTCGTCTTCAGGTTCTTCTACATCCATATCTTCGAATTCGTCATAGTTCGTAGGTTGTTGTACAAGTTCCATTGTTTGTTGATCACAAGCACTTTTCTTAGGATCCTCTTTGATATTGAAGTAAACTGTCATTGTAATAGTGGTTTGTCCACCATTTAATTCGGTTTGATCACATGCTGCCAAATAATATGGGTTCCAATCACCAGCAAGCGTAATAAATTCATCAACACGTTTTGCATCCAACATATAGATATCAGGAAATCCTATCTTGTCCAAAATCTTATTATCTTCTTCAGAAATCCATCTTTGTGTCACTTCAACAATTTTAGGAATCTTGTAAGGATCACCTTTATCTACAGAAAAAACCTTTTTCGACATATACCCTGTATGCTTGAAGAAATTTCTAACTGCAATCAAATATGATTCTTGACAGCTAAAATGTTCAGATTTTGTCAATTTCATATCCCCATTCGGTAATTCCGATAATTCATAAGGGATTTTTCCGAATTCTCTTAACTCATCATCTAAAAGTAAATTACTTTGGAAGTCGTATGCTGCAGCATAGTTGTTACATACTAGATATAATTTTTCATCGTCGCCATAAAATACTGGTGTGTATCTTTTATTTTTCCTGATGATTTCCTTTGCTATTGAAAGAAATTTATAGAAAAACGGCTCTTCATCTTTTTTATGAGCATTTTCATCTCTCCTTTTTTGTTTAATTTGTTATTTTCTTGGTCAAATATTCATTCTAACGAATGTTTTTGGATAATTGGTAAGTTAATCATCTTTATAACAAACGCTCGCTAGAAACGAAAATTTTAAGTTTTTTATTTTAGACTAGAATTGAATGTCATCTTCCATGATGTTGAAAGGTGGATTTTCATTCATAAAACTGTCTTGTTGTTGATTTTGTGTTGGTTGTTGGTACTGATTTGGATTGTATGTCGATTGCGAATGATATTGTTGTTCTTCATATTTGTCTCTAGACTTTGTTTCTAAAAACTGAACTGAATCACATACAACTTCAGTAACATAAACACGTTGTCCTTGAGCGTTGTCATAGCTTCTTGAACGAAGTCTTCCTTCAACTCCAATCAATGAACCTTTAGAACAGTACTTCTCAACATTTTCAGCAGTCTTGTTCCAAACTACACACGAAATGTAATCCGCTTGTTGTTCTTCATCATTTCTCTTTGGTCGATTAATTGCTAAAGTGAAACTTGTAACTGCTGAACCGTTTTGAGTTCTTCTAAGTTCAGGATCACGTGTCATCCTACCAACTAAAACTACTCTGTTTATCATATCTTCTACTTCCCTTGTTATTTTGATTTTGAAGTTTTTGTTCTAATCTTACCTTTGCTTCTCCCCTGTATGTAAGAACTCCGCTATTACGTTCTCTGACATGTTGCTCATGCAATATCCTGATTGACTCCTTATCGTAATTGCATTCTTTGAATTTTTGAGAATACTCTCTAGCTTCATTTGAGGTTAAAAACCTGAATGGGAAGTTTCCATAAACTTCATCTTCAAACTGAACGATTACTGTATAAGGTTCAATTTTGGTGACTGTGTAATCAGGAACTTCAATGTTAGAAATAATTTCAGCAAGATTAGGAATGTATTTATTAGATTTTGAAAATTTGATAATAGCTCTTTGAACTTGTTCATACGAGTAATCTTCAAACATCAAATACCATGAATTAACTGTTTCAATATTCAATTCACTTAATTTGGAATTTGGATAAATACTTTTGTAAAATTTCAAAATTTTTTTAATTTCAGTTTTTTCCAAAATTTCTAAACTCCTTTCAAAATGTTGTGTGCTTACTATATATAGCAATCTGCAAAGTCGTATGCGAAGGATTGTTATTTGTGAGTGTGCACACACCACTCTTGTTTTATCTTGTTTTTTCTTGTTTTATTTTGTTTATATTGTTTATATATAGAAAGGGGTTGTGGAATTTTTCCATATCGGTTGTGGAATTTTTCCATATCAATACCCTCTCCACTTCCTATAATCAAGCACCCTTATTGTTGTGTTTTGACTAGAAGTTTGATAATCAATATACTTATTATCCTTTAGGAATTTCATAAATTTAATCAATGTTTTATAATCCCATCCAAGATGAGATGCGATTTCTTTTTGAGTTGTTGTAAAGGTTCCTGCCTCTCCGTATTTGTCATCAAAATAAGCCTTAAAGAGGCAATAGGAGAACAGTGTCCATGCTTTTGAATTTTTAATAATAGGATCATTCACTAGCTCATTTGAGAATCCTGTATAACCTTTCTTTACCTCTTTTTCAGCCATTGATAAAACCTCTTATTCTACATATTTTTTTCGATAATCACTGATATAGATTTCTCTGTGATTACCTTGTGTATCACCATAAATCAATCCTTCATCATATAACTTTTTCAATGATGCTTTGAATTTATTCTCACTGATTGATAAATCTAAGTTTCGAATATCAAATTCTAAACGTCCGTCATCATCACAATTGAATAATAGATAACTGAAAGTCCATAGAGAATTAGTATCTCTATAGGCTTTTGTTTTTGTAAATGACTGAGGGAGTATAACGTATTCTTCTTGCATTCTGTTACCTCCTACATCGACATTGGGTCAAAGTCATCAACTGGAACTTTTTCAGCTTGTTTTTCTTCTTTGATGATATCTTGCATCGTTGGAGCTGTGTTTGCTTCAATTGCTTGAGGTGTTTCTTTTTCAGTTGCAACTCCATCAATGATGTTTTCATCTTCAAAATGAGGATTCAAGTTTTCATCTATTACTGCATTATCAGAAGTGACAGCTTTCTCAATCGCTTCAGTTGATAATAAAGCATGTTTTGACAATAATTGACGAAGCATTGTTTTCTTGGCCATTTCATCAAAGTTCTTATACCAAAAGCTTGAATATTGCCATTCAGTTTTAGGATCATATTTTCCAGCTTCATAATCAGCAAATGAAACTTTAGGATATTGTCCTGTTGTTGCTTCTTTAGAAAATGCTTGTGAATACTTATCAGCGTGATTAAGCATTTTTTCTTTCGACCAATATAAACGTTTGATATATCCATTTTTCATTTCAAAATAAGCCATGTAACCAACTACTGGCAGATTTTCTCTTACATCATCATCTTGAACAAATTCAAACTCTGGCTTACCAGTTAACTTATTGCGCCCTTTATATTCTCCTTCTCTAATTTCCATAGCATCAATATCAACATATTCGTTGGATCTGATTGCTAATTGAAGATATCCTTTATAACCAATTTGGAATTGTGCTTCTGTACATTTCTTTTTTTGTTTTTATAAGGGACCATGTAGAAATAGCCTAATTGAGGGCTAGGTTTAAGATGTAAACTTTGCCCTAGTAATGCTGCACTGATGATTGTTTGTGGATCGCATTCAGCTAATGCAGGATTTGTATTAACCGCACTTGTAATTGATGTGATAAATTCTTGTGAATCAGTTGCACCAACCATTTGATGGATTTTAGTTCTCATGATGCTTGAATTGATTAAATTGTTGAATTTTTTGATACCAGTTGTTACTGGATTTTTAGTTGCTTGTTGCATTACACTTTGTACTGCCATATTAATTATTCTCCTTTTGTTTAGTGTTATAATTTACCTCGAAAGTGAGGTGAAATAGTGTCAGTAGTGCTAACAAAATTAGCTGATAAATTCTTATGTTCTACATATAAAACATTTCTAGAAAGGCGTGCTCAAGGTTATTCGTTAGACAGATCAAAACAATTTAAAAATAACTTTGAGCAACGAGAACCATATATTTTAGATTTTAATATCGAAGATGTTGGCGACATTCTAGATGAATTAAAATCCATTGGTTTTGTTAAGGAGTGGGTAAGTGGCGACTTCCTTCTCACAAATAATGCTATTATTTATATGGAAAAAAGATTTAAAAATGGTTTGATAGAACTTACAGATTTTATCGCTAAGTTTATTCCTTAGGACGTTCAGATAATGAATGTCCTTTTCTTGATGAAATAAAATCGCATTTGTAATCACCTTCAAACTTTAAAACTATTTGTGTACCTAGATAATCTGTTTCTGATGAAACAGACATAACTCCCTTAATTTCATGACCATTAACGAATAATTTTCCATCCTTATCTAAATAAACCTTATTCATAATTTCACCTCATAACTTTCTTTAATTGATTTCTTTAACGTTATATTTATTGACCACTCCTGTTCGAGGATCACTTAATTCTTTTTCAGTTAGTTTGACTTCACTAAAGTTAAACGATGGATTGATGCTTTTGATTACATCCATGTATCTGTTCAACATTTGAAGTGCTGCTAAATCACCTTCAAACTCAAACGTTTTCTTCCATGTTCTGCCTTGGAACCTTTCAGGCGTTTGCTTGATCTCAGTAACGATATACTTATCATTTACGTTAGCAATCGTTTCATCACCACGCTTGATTGGTGTGTATTTAGGTTGGTTTTCAACTGTTTGAGAAACTTGTTTTTTGACTGCTTCCAACTCTTTTTGGTGTTGAAGTTCTGCTTCTTTTTGTTTCTTTTCAAACTCTTCCTTTTGATGTTGAAGTTCTGCTTCTTTTTGTTGAGCAACCGCTTGTGATTGCTTTTTGATGTTGTCTACTTCATCAGTAATCATTTCAGTTACTTTAGGAAGACCTTCAGTATTTAAAAGAGCTTGATATTTTTCTCTTGAAATGAGTTTTTCATCAACATTTGCGATAAGACATGCATTGGTGATTGTTTTTTTAATCATTTCAAGATTCAATTTGTCATTCTTTTCTTTTTCCATTAAAGAATTGAATTGAGCTTCAACTTGCTCTTCAAATTTCTTTTTGGATGTTGAAGCGTTAAGCCATTTTTCATCAAAAACGAACTGATCAGCATATTTCTTTGAAATCATCTTTCTAGAAATCAATACTTCTTTTAGTTGATCAATAGCTGCTTGACGTTCTTTTCTAAGAGCTTCTTTTTGCTTTTGAACAAATACATCCACATTTTCAGCCACAACACTTGCAGTATCATTTAAAGCTTTAACAACTTTATTTACCTTTGCTTCAAATTCTTGATAAGGCTCAATGTATGCTTTTTTGACTGCTTTTCTTTCAGTTTCTAATTTTTTAGCATACGAACGATATAATGGAACCATTCCAGTTTTAGCTTTAACAAAATCTTTGTAGTTCTTTTCATCTACAACCACACCTTTCTTAGCTTCAATTGCTGGAATCAATTTGACCATTTCATCAATATTTGAAACAATCGCTTCATTTGCTGGTCTTTTTTGAACTTCTAATGAAAGGTGTTTTTCATCAATGTCAACGTGTTCTTCAATAACTTCAGCTTTTGCTTCAACAACCTTTTCTTCTTCAGTTGGTCTAAAGAATTCGATGACGTTGACAACTTTATAACGTTCATCTAACACTTGATTAGCTGGTTGCCAGAAGATTGCATTGTCTTGTTTTAAAATGACAAATGCTTTATCTCCTGGATATGTTAGTTTGACAACTGGTTCTCCATTCACAAGAAAGCAGTTGTTGATTGATAGGAAGTTGATAACTTTATCAAATTCTTCTTTGGTTGTGATTTTTACAGCTACTAGCTCATTAAGTAGCCCTGATTGAAACTCATTCATTTTTTTCCTTCTCCCTTCTACGATAAAAACTTATTTATGAAATACACTTGACCTTTACCTGTTACTTTAGTAGTCAATGTAATCCTTGTACTTCCATCTGGATTAGTAATTGTTCTTTCTTTGACTTCAAACAATCCAAGATCCATTGATTTTTGTGTTGGCTGATTGTAACGTTCACCCTTTTTAATTAGATATTCGTTTTCTCTCATCCACTCAAACAAACGATTTTGACCAATTTCATAGCCATTTTGTCTGATAAGCTTTGCCAACTGACCAATCAAGATTGATTCATTGCTGGCACTTACTGCATCAGCAAATAGAGCTTTAGGTTTCAATTCTTTATTTTCTAGTAACAATGCATCACATCGACTTTTTAAATAATCCATTGAACGTTGAACTAAAAATTCAGGATCATTTAATTTTTTCTCCATTTCATTGAATGCCTCAATATATTTAACTTTCCAATCAAGAGCTTCCTTTCCTGTGAATCCCATAACCAATAAGCTGAAACCATCTCTATTCATTAAATACATAGGATATTGTCTACCTCTATTTTCATAAGAAGTTTCATATATCATTGATTTCGTGGCTGAATTTTCAGCTACGAGATTTCCAATTGTTTGCAACACATTTTTGTGTTCTTTACCAAAATTTTTAGCAATCTCTAAGCTACTTACTAGCATTTGATTGTTTTCATATTTAATTTGAATTTCGTTCATATAGGCTCTCCTTTCTAACTGACTTCTTTTAATTCCTTATTCCTATTTTCTAAAAATGGTGGTGGTGTTTGTGTTTCGATTAAGTTCCAGTACCACAACTCCGTTTTAAATAGATATTTTGCATCTAGCACCAAATCATCATAGTGAAGATAAACAACTCTTGTTTCTTGCTTCCCTGCACCATTATTTGCCCACGGAATATCAAGAATTGCATATAAGACAAAATGCCTTAATCCAGTGGTTATCATGTAATGTAATACTTGGAAATAGTAAGTAATTGGAATGTGATCATTGGCCCATTCTTTTAACATTGCACCATTTTGAATAGTTGTTGATTTGATTTCCAATCCCCATTTTTCTTTGGTTACAATTTCAATCATTGCCCCATCTAAATTAGCTCTTAAAAATGGATATTTCTTGTTTGATAAACTGATATCTTTCGTATCAATCAATTCAAACTTGTTTTTATAAAGGACACCGAACAATTCAATGAGGATAGGTTCCAATGCATTTCCTTTTTTAATTGCTTCACTCGTTTGAAATACAGGCTTTTTAGCACCTGTCTTTTCCTCCCACAATTCATAAGGTGTTTTGTAATTGTTTACGTTCATTACAATTCCTGCATCAGAACCACCAATTCCTTTTCCTCTTAATTGATGCCAATGTTTTTTGTCTTTGACATAATCGACATTACAATTAGGAAAGAACTCCTCATAGTTCGTAGTTTCCATTTTCTAGATCCTTTTTAGCACTTGCTAATTCCTGATTGAGATAACCAAGTTGAAGATAATCATCACTGTCTAGATGATCCTTACATTCCATGCAAATGATTGAACTCTCTAAATCAGCAACTCTTTCTTCTAATTCTTTCTTTTTCATCCTCTAAAGCTCCTTTAAATTGTTCTTGGATGTAGTTATCCAATTCATTACTGCAATGCATAAAAGCATTTTTAGCCGGTGTAAACATTCCTTTGACCTTTTCAATGTCAATATTGATTGGAGCCATTTCTAAGAAAAGACTTCCTAAGATGTTCCAATCAGCATCAGCTAATACCGAAAGTGCATCTCCATCTTTCTTGATGCTTAATTCTAATTTAAGTAATGGTACTGCTGGTCTTTCATCTGTTTCCTTTTCAGTTGAACCAATTTGAACAACCTTGACATCTGCACCTGCAGCTTTTGCGGTTTGGATGATGTCTTCTAAATCTTTTTTTGTCATATTCTATTCCTCTCTTTTAATATAGATTTCTACTGTGTACTTTTGCATTTTCGGATTGTCAACAAAAATATCTATCTTGTTTCCTTTGATAGCTCCTCCACAGTCTTGAGCTACATATTCATTGCCATTAATCAAGACTATAGAACCATATGGAATGATTGAAGGATCTACCGCAATAGTTCTTCCTTCTTCAGCAATAGCACCTGTTGATGTCAAACTTCCATACTTGTCCTCTCCGGGCCAATAAAAAGTAATAGTGAATTGGCCAAGACTTCTTCAATTTTCAAGTTCAGCTTCTAATTGTTCATTTCTGATAGAAACTTCATCATACAATCTTTGGTATTTAGTTCTCTCTGACTTTTCAGCTGATAACTCGTTCGAAAGAGAATTGTATTCATCTTTCAATAATTGCATTTGTTTTGATTGTTCATCATATGAACTTTCTAAATCTTTAACTCTTGATAGCATTAGACCAGTAGTGATAAGGAATACTACTAGTGCCGTTGCTAGAGTAACTGCACCTTTTTTTGATAATTTCATTGCGATTTCTCCTTTGATTGGTTATAATTGTTATTGGTTATTTTGGTTTTTTTGATTTAACAGCGCTTTTCTAAGTGCTGTTATTTTTTTATCTGAAAATAAAATCCAAGAAGTTTCTTAAACCAATCACACACAATTGGCCCATCACTAGCGTAATAATGATCGTTGTTGCAAGACCTCTTCCAGATAACTTCATAACTACACCCCCTCAATATCAAATGCTGCTAATCTGGCACATAAGAGAAGCTTTTCTCTTGTTTGTACTTTCAATCCACCTGCCAACCAAAGGTTGTTGACTTCTATTTCAAATTCGCCTAATTGATAGCCCAACTCAAAACGATTTGAAGGAAAATTATCTCTTCTAGCTATTCTTAAAATAGTGATGAATTTTTTATCTATCTTTTGTCTGATAGCTTCATGATCAGCAAGTTCTTTTAAAACTCTGTCTTTCTTTTCTTGATTGATTTTATTTGCTAATTGATAGTATGATTTCTCGAACCATTTCATTTGATATAGCCAATAGCTAAGAACCAAAACAGCTAAAACCAAACCAATAAACAACATTGCTAATAAACACTTCATTTATTTCTCCTTTCTTTTGATAACAACTTCATAATCCGTGAATTTATGCCCACTCATACTTTCTTTTTCAGTTTCACAAACTTCAAAAGAGATATGAGCAATCACATCAGAATCTAAAATACTTTTAAAATCATTGATGATTTCTTCTCCTATTTTTTTAGATGAAACAGGTATTCTTGCTCCTTCCATAATCTATTTTTCCTTTCTGACTACTGACCATCTAAGGACCAATCTCATACTTTTAAAATGACAATTTCACTTGTTTTATCGTTTATGATCATATGACTTGCTTAAATAAATAGGATTGGAGGTTGAGACCGGCCCTTAGATGACCAGTAATCTATTTAATTTTTTTTAAGCTAAACTATCTACATATTCTTTAGCTTTTTTTGCCTTGTGATAATTGCTTACGTCAAGACCTGCATACTTTCTTTGAAATTCCAAGATTTCTTGTTGACTGAATTTTCTACCACGCCCTAATCTGATAGGACGAAATATTTCAAGGTCAATAAAGTTAAGTAACTGGTCTCTTGAAATTCCTAGATCTTCACGTAATTCTTTTTCAGTGAGCATCTTTGTTGGTCTGACTTCCATGTGTGTTTCCTCCTTTCAAAAATTTCCAAATTGTGATAAAATATTGTTACACTACGATATCGAAAGTTAATATCTAGTTAGGAGGTGGTCGCATGTTAAAAGCGGCTTTAAACTCCCCTATTCTTCTAAAATAAAATTTACACATTCATGTGCTAGCAGGTGATGCTTGTTTGTACTAGTGACAGCCAATTTATTTATATAAACGACTAGTACGTTTTCAAGAAAAACGGCTATTTTATAAACTGTAGCTTTAAGGTAAATTCTATTTGTCTCATTGTAGGGTAACAAAGCAGATGCATACTGCTTTAAGTTTGAGACTTGATAAGTGTTGGATATCAAAGAAGTAAACAAATTGTGCAGCCGTTAGTACCAACACTACTAATGGCTTTTTTATTTACTGAAAAATATTTGATCAACACTCGCATTTGGAAAACTTCTCTTAAATTTTGCTAGAAATTCATAACTGGGATTTTGATAACCACTTTCCACTTTGTAGTAGTACGATGGAGAAACGCCTATTCTCTTAGCCATGTTCTTTTGAGACATATGCAAGCTCTCCCTGAATTTCCTTAATTTGTCCATTTAGATTTATCCTTTCTATAACGTGTTTGATAAAGCAATAACAACACGTGCAATTTCACACTGCTTTCTTAATTTTGCTTGTGGGGTTACGTTTTTCCAATTAGTAATTCTATCTGCAGCATTTATTAAAACAGCCATGGTAATTGGATATCTTTGTTCAACATTTTCCATTTTTCTTTGCTCCTTTCTTAAACTCCAAATTCTTGCATTTAATAAAGTGTCTTTTTAAGAAACTCCATCAAATATCAGTTAAAATATGTTTGTGCTTGATAGAAATAAGCATTGTAAATCATGGTTTACTTATCGTTAAAAAAAATATAACTTACAGATTTCCCAAGAGCGTTTGCTATTGAGTTCATTGTTGTATTTTTTATAACCGACTCCTCATTATTTTCTAATTTTGAAATATACGGTCTTGTTAAGCCAGATTTACTTGCAAGTTCCCCTTGTGTCATTTTCTTTGCAACACGAGTCTCTTTAATTCTATTTCTCATATTCCACCTCCTGTAACTCATGTTTTACAATTAAAGTATAGCGTGGTTTACATATATTGTCAACTATGAAATACATTTTAATAGTACTTTTTTGTTTGTATTAATGTTAACTGTGGTTTACACTTATATTAAGGAGATGTTATTTATGGAAAACACACTAGGAAAGTATTTACATAGCGAAAGAACAAAAAGAAATATGAGCCTAAGAGAATTCTCTGAATTATTAGGAATAAGCCATACATATCTTAATAAACTCGAAAATGGAAAAGATCCAAGAAATGGAAAGCCTGTTTCACCTACCATAGAAACTTTAAAAGAAATAAGTAAAGCTCTTCATGTTTCGTTAGAATATTTATTGGAAGTATCTGGATATGTAAAAGGAGAAAATATTGATACCGAACATCAATCGTTTGCAACACCTCAAGAAGCACTATCGTTCATTTTAAAACAAGAAATGATTGCTGATTTTGGTGGGTACGACTTAGAATCTATGTCTGACGATGAGATTAACGAAATGGCTGAGGATGTTGCTAATATGTTAAAAATCGTTTCTAAAAGGCATAAAAAGTGATGGATAATATATTTTATTCTAAATTAAAATCATTAAGACAAGCAAATCATTTGACACAAGAACAACTAGCAAACGAATTAAATTTACGTTATCACCTCAACGAATCCAAAGCAACAATTTCTCAATTTGAGAACAATAAGCGTATTCCTGATTTAGACAGATTGATTAATATTGCTGATTACTTTCATATATCTTTAGACTTTCTTTGTTGTAGTGCTAATAAAGCTAAAGATTTAGAGGAAGTTACCAATAAATCATTTTTTTCTCACAACCTACGAAAACTGCGTGAAAAAAACAATTTATCGCAATGTGAATTATCTAAAATGCTAGATGTTTCTAATGGCGCTATTAGTAAATGGGAAAATGGGCAGAGGGAACCTGATTTAACTACATTACAAAAGATAGCAACATATTTTGATGTTTCTTATGATTATTTATTAAGAGATAGAACGGTTTTGCTTAACTCAAATAATATCATAGATGAAAATGTTATTATGACTTACGACAAACCAGGAGATCGAATAAAAAAATTAATTAAGAAAAATGGATTATCACAAAAAGAATTTGTAGAAAAATTCAATGAAAAATATGGTTATTCTGATTCCGAAGCAACAATATCACAATATGTAAACAATAAAAGAACACCTGAAATTGATAAAATGGTAAAAATTGCAAATTTTTTCAATGTAACGCTTGATTACATAATGTGTAGAACTGATATTGATAGTGATATGTCTATCTACAATAAATCGAGGCAAGACGAAAACAAAACGAGCTTATCCTTCTCTACCCCACAAGAAGCATTGAGTTTCATTTTAAAACAAGACATGGTAGCTGATTTTGGTGGCTATGATTTAGATAATATGTCCGACGATGAAATAATGGAGATGGCAGATGATATTGCTGATATGTTGAAAATTATATCTAGAAAGCACAAATAATATCTAAGGAGTGTGCTTATGAATGAATATAGAATATAAAGTCAAAGATTTAATTAAAAAATATAATACTTCAAACATTAAAGAGCTTGTAGATCATCTTGATATTTCAATTGAATACCAAGATTTCAAAGCAAAAACTTTAGATTCAAGACTGATGATTGTTGATTCTAAAGGCTACATATTTGTAAGAAGTGATTTAGATTGTGCGTATGAAAATTTTCTTATAGCACACGAATTGGGACACTATGTTCTGCATTTTGATAAAGACATCAGTTTTAATTTTCTAAGGCGAGTCTATAAAACTCGTTTAGAAAGAGAAGCAAATGAATTTGCTATTAGATTACTGATGTATGAAGAACTACATAATATAAAAGAACTAGAAAATATTGAATTTATTGTAAAAGAAAAAGGAATACCGCTTAAAGTATGGTATTCACTGAATGAGAAAATTTCGGAGGTTTAATTATGGGAACGAGATATAGAAAAAGTATAAATCTTGGTGGAGGATTTAGAATAAATATTTCAAAATCTGGAATTGGATATAGTTGGGGTACAAAAGGATATAGAGTTACAAAAACCGTAAATGGAAAAACAAGAAAAACCTACTCTATACCTGGAACAGGGTTAAGTTATGTTGAAGAACAAAAAAACCATCAATCTCAAAATAGCCATCAATATAGTAAAAATCAAAATAAATCTTTTAATTCTTATGACGAGCAAAAACTTTCTAAAATTTCGATAGAAAAATATAATGATGAGAATTATGAAATATTTTTAGAAAAACTAAATCTTACATTGAAATTAAATAAAATATATAACTGCTCATTGATTATATGTCTATCATTAACTATCATTTTACCTTTTTTTATTGTATTTGCATTAATGGCACTCATTGGTAAATTGCATCTTATATTATTTAGAAAAATCGATATTACTTATGAAATAACAGATGATATTAAAGATGTCCTTCAAGAAAAAACAAATGCATGGAATTCATTGCTTGATTGTGATGGCTTATGGATTGAAACAAAAACATCAAAAGTAAAAAATAAAAAAATTGCATCTGGAGCGAAAAATTATATTTCAAGAGAAAAAGTAAAGCTTGTCAAAAAAATACCATTCTATTTACAAACAAATATCAATACTATACGTTTTGATGCAAATAAAGTATCTTATTACATTTTCCCTGATAGATTAATAATAATATCAAATAATAAGGCCGGTGCTATACCATATGATGATATTGAATTTGATGGAAAATCAACAACATTTGTTGAATCTCAAAAAGTTCCTAATGATACAAAAATAGTTAATTATACATGGAAGTATGTAAATAAAAATGGCAGTCCTGATAAAAGATATAAAAATAACGTACGCTATCCTATTTGTGAATATGTAAATATCTACATGAAATCAAAAACAGGATTAAATACAGTATTTTTATTATCCTCACTTGAAAAAGCAAATAAATTTTATGGTGTTATGGCAAACATAAATAATTAAAATGAATTGTGAAAAAAATAAATTTAGTCTTAATAAAAACAACTTATTTTGACGATTTAATAAAAAAAGAATACCACTAAAGATTTGGTATTCGTTGAGTGAGAAAGTGATAATCGATTAAAGGGGTGGCTTGAATGAAAAATAGCTATGATGAAACATTGTTATCAAAAAAATATATAGATATGTATGATTATAATTCTTTTTTTGAAGAGAATATAGCATCTTTAAAACAACAAATTTCTGATGTTTCAGGTCCTTTGTTAAACGATTATGCCAAACAGTTAGTTGAAGCGTTTAATAATAATTTGGCTAGTTCCGATGATTTTAAACATTTTTCAAATGTGATTGATTCACTTAAAAAATCAAATATCTGTATTTCTTCTGAATATATATCTGAGGTATCTAAATCATTCATATCAAATATTGATTTTTCTTCAATTAACGACTCGTTAAGCAAAAACATAGAAATAATTCGATCTATCCTCAATGCTGATGAAACTGATAAATCAAAAATTGATGATATTGATTTTAACATTCCATTTCCAAATGATATATCTGTTGCTGAAATGAAAGCAACTATAAATAATAAAGAATACGTAGAGCCTGAAATCGATTATAAACAATTTGATGTTCTATTAAAAGCAGCATCTTTTATCGATGATCCAGTTAAAGCAACAGAAAACGTATCTAAAGCTTTAGTCATTGCTAATCATTTTATTGGTTATTCTTTAAAAATTAAATTATTTTCATTTTTAATAGATCAAATAATAAATTTAATAGCTGAAAATTTTGTTGTTATTGCCTTTATTGTTTTAAAAGTTTTATTAAATACATATTTGAAAGACAACGAAACTTACAAAAAATTTATAGAATTATTAGATTCAATCAAAAATTTCAAGAAGTAACCTCATTTATCAGTTTTAAATAAAGCAAATACGATAAAACAACAATGTATATTGAACCAGTTCTTAACCCAACGTGGAATAAACACGATGTAGCAAGATACCACTTTGTTTTATCAAAAAGAAGTCTCAAATAAATTTTGAGTACATATTTTAAACATTTCATACTTATACCACCTTCTTTTTTATACTTTTTGGTATAAGTATACCTAATATGTACCATTAATTCAAATTATAGACAGAGAGGAATTTATAAATGAAAAAAACCAACCATGACAACAATTTAGATTATCTCTATGATAACCATCCTGATTTGCTGGATTCTTATATAGATATCTATGAAAATTCTATATTTGCTGTTGATCATGAGATATCTCCTGAAGATATGGCTGACATCATGCAAATGATAGAAGCTTTCAAGATAGACAAGTTTAGAAGTTTAAATTAGATATTACGCCTGTTTTTTCCGTTATGGGCGTTTTATTATACAAAATATGAGAGGAGTCGTGATATATGATTAGAAAAAGACCTGCAAAAAAAGCAAAAAACGAATATACTTATCAAGTTTATTTTTATTACAGAGACATGTTTGACAAAAGAAAGTATTATTCTAAAAGTGGGTTTTTAACAAAAAAAGAGGCACAGATACATGAGACTGAAATGAAGGCTAGATTAAAAGAAAAAGGCACTTTGAATCAAGGAACAAATAAAACATTTAATGATGTGTTTGAAGAGTTTATGGAATCTGAAGGAAAAAACTTATCATTAAACACAATTAGAAGAAAGAAAGTTACATTTGACAAGTATATAAAAAACTCGTTTGGAAATTCTAAAATAAACTTGTTCAGCAATTATGCTTTTTTACAAAGTATTTTCAACAGCTTAGAAGAAATGACATTTTCAACAGTTAAAACTGTCAGATACATCGTTAAAAATGTAACTTCATTTGCAATTAAAATGGAATATATAGACAGTTCACCCATGAACCTTGTAACATTTAAATGGGCTGAAAAAGAAGAAAAAGAAAAAAAGATAGTTCCTTTTGAAACTTTTATTCAAGCATATAATGAGTTGGATGATAGCTATGCAATTACCATTGCTATTGGATATTATACAGGCATGAGAATCGCTGAAATTCTAGCATTGAAAGAAAGTGATATTGATTTTGAAAATAATGAAATAAACATTCATAATCAATTGATCTATTCAGGAAGGAATATAAAGGAATATAAAGTTGTTTCAAAATTGAAAACAAAAAAATCAAAAGACACTATACCTTTGAATAACCAATTAAAAGAAATATTATTGGAATATTTGAAAACGCATCATAATGAATATATTTGTCAAAAAAATAATCAATTCTATTATGTTAGCTATTTTAATAGGATTTTAAAAAATAAATATGGGTTTACTTGTCATGACCTAAGACATACATTTGCTTCCACTTTATATGAAAATAATGTAGATATAAAAACTACCCAGGAATTATTAAGACATAGTAATATTAAGACTACTTTAGATATCTATACTCATCTAAAAGAAAACAAGAAATTAGATACTGTAAACGATGTTTTCAAAACAAAAGATGTCAAAAGTATGCCAAAAAGCAAAATCAACTAA